GGTATGTATCTCCCGTGAATCCGTACAGATTTTCATTCAAGCCGGAAATCCAGCGCGTGATCTCCTTTGAGTGTTCCATCAACTGAAGCGCGGCCACGGGGATCTGCGGCACATCCCGCTCTTTTATCTTTTCCAGCCCACCTTCGTTCAGGTATGTCGTATCACCCGGTGTGTGCAGGGACGATTCCCCCTGTTTCTCGTCAACAAACGCGCCTTCTTCGACAAACACACCCGGTTGTACCTGCTTGTTCAATAGGTTGATATACTGGCTCCACCGCTTGTTCAGTTCTTTTTGCGGATCTTTGAGCGGACGGACAACCCCATAGTGCATCGGCGTCTTCTTGCTGGAATCGGCAAACGCAAGGCACGGCACCAACGAGAACCCGTCATACGGGATGGGAGAATCATCGTCATAGATGATTTTATCCCCCAAAAATTGTAACCACTTCACCTTCTTGTCGGTAACGGTGTCGTATGTAAACGGCACGCCATATAGTACCGGGTACAGTTTTTCGAACGACTTTATCTCCGACTTGTCAAACTCGACAAACTTCCCGTCCTCCGGCGAGTACCGATAATACCGCTTGAAGTTCTGCCAGTACTCCATGTGGATGACGCGCACTTGGTGCTTACGCGCATCGTAAAAGTTCATGTCAATCGGTTCTGTGTAATCCTCAAGAACCTCCTTGGCATCCGGCAGAATGTCGTACTGCCCGGTCGTATCGTTTGACGGCTCGTCAAGGAACGGCTTGAGCATCTTTCCTAACTGCATAACGTTTTCAACATGCTTGGCATGCTCTGGGTAGCGCACCTTGAAGTCTTCTATCCGTACCCACTTGGGCCACACGATGTACGACGCATCAGACAAATCCTTGTTTCGGGCCGCCGGGTCAACCTTTACCTCAAGGGAAGACGCATTGCCGATGTCAAAGTGGATAAAACCTGGTCGCCTCGGGTCTGGATAATAATCCACATATGTCCATCCCCGCCCGCATATCGTGGCCGATTCCTGCGTGACATCACAAATTGTGATAACATCATTATCCTCGTACACAACAGAAGCAACCTTGTCCAAGACCTCGCACTGCGGGCCGTCGCTCGGCTCCACGGGCACAGGGAAGAACCGCACCCGGTAATCGTCGTACATCCCCTGCACCAACTCAACCGTTGGGCGCAAGATGTTCATCGTCAGGGCCGCTCTATTGTCCCTCTCAAGTAACCGCTTCTCCTCGGTAGTCCACTGCCCCCAACCGTCACGAAAACCAAAGTCGTCCTTGGCCTCACGAACAAACTTCGAGTCAGCGCTCACCGCATCGTTCAGCGCCTTTCTCGCCTCCTTGAGAAGTCCAGACTTGCTAAGCCCTTCAAACATTTAGTTTACTCCAATACGGGTAACGCCGCTTCGGGATTCTGTATATCTTCCTTGCGGATATATTTGCTTTTCCATTTACAGGTTTGACATTGGTAGCAATATACCTTGGCCTTACCTGTCGATACGTACCGAATCTCGTACACGGGCGAATCGCAACATTTCTTTTCGACCTTGATCTCCGACGTGGGCTCTCCCCCAATCAATCGGCTCCCGTGCGGACAAATCAAGGCGATGTTTTCGCGCACCATGAGTTTTTTACCCACCTTGATAACAGGAACGGTGGTCAACAAGTTCTTCGTCTCGGTCATGATTTTAAACTCGTGCGCCGTCAAAGCTACCCGTGTCTCGTCATAAAATATGACAACGTACTCGGACTTTTCCCAGTCATTCTCGACACCCTTCGGGTGAACCCATGTAATATTCCGGTAAAACACATGGCTCCCATCGGCCAGCGGCGCAAACACCATGTTCCCCAAACGGCGAATCCGGTGTTCAAGCCTCTCGTAGTCCTTCTGCTCAATTATCGCACGCCGCCCACCTAAAAAATTTACAACGTATTCCATGTTATTCCCTCATCCTTTCTACGCCGTAACCCAACTACGGCCCGGTTTATCACGCTCAACCCACCAGCGTTTCAATGATTTAATCGCGCTCACCGCGCTGATCTTCTGTGTCGCCAGGTAGCAGTACGTCAGCGCATGGCGATAGTGGTCTGCCGTAGACCCCACCTTCTTGTATCTATAAATCTTCGTCTGGGTTAGCTCGTCCACCTTCCCCTCTTTTGCAACATTCGTCAATTGACTGGCAAATATCTCGATCTCCCGGCTCCTTCGCGGAAGAACAAGCCTTCCCCCCTCCGTCACAAGTGCATGACTGGCATCCAATAACTCCGTCCGATGTCCGCTTATCTCCTTTATATTGTCGTCCCATATTGTTGGTGGCGCTCCCCTTCCGTCCCGATATCTGCACAACCAGACCGGATACGATTCTGATTTCTGAAAATCCCTCACACGGTGCGTCTCTGGATCTCTATCAATCACCATACACCGGCAGTGAAAAGCCTTGGCAAGATCGTGGAGGTCGTTAAAAGTCTCCAATCGTGCCACCTTTATGACCTCCATCGATTTTTTACTGCGCTTCAGAGCCACCACGCAGTGCAGCTCCTTTCCCACATCAACCCCGATGGCGGTTGGGCCATCATGCGCCATCCGCATGGCGTCCTTGCCGCAACACTCATACACGTCTGCGACGGATAGCCGGTTCTCTGCGTCAATGTACGCCATGCCCAGTTTGGAGTTCATCACTTCGGCTAAATTACCGTTGGGCGGGTCAATGTACATCCGAAGTATTTTGCCGGGGTCTACGTAATCGCTGGTAAGTTGACTATTCCAATAACCCACAATCCCATCAGCGGCCTCGGCCCTGGCCGGATACCGAGCAACCCATCGGCCATCTTTGGGATATATTTCCTTCTTGCAATGTCGGCACACGCGCCTCCCCGACCCGTCCGGCATTAGCTCAATGCAATCGGGGAACTCAAGCTCCAAACAAGTCTCCCGCTTACACGCGTGACACAGAATCATCCACACGCGCTGGTCGCTCTTCTCGTATAACGCGTCAATCCCGTAGTCCGGTATGGTCGGCGTGGACAGGTAAACCTCTTCCTGTATCTTGCTGTGGCTCATCCGTTCAAGAGCCAATTGAATCATTGACTCCGACATTTCTTCACACTCGTCAAAAACCACCTTGTCCACAGGAATAGACTTGAGTTTACTGGAACTCTCCTTCACGCCGCCAATCTTCGCCGTACTCCTAGCCCCCCGCAAGAACAGGTACGCCCCACCAATCTTCTTCACAGCCGTGCTGTCCGTATCTTTTACATTCGCCCGCAACACGGGGTTGCCGGCAATGAGTGGGTTAAATCGGCTTTTGGAAAAGTCGCTCACATCATCTCCGGTCGGGAACAGGTACAGCACCCCCGTTGGATACTTCTTGAAAATCATCCCGTGAAGCGTGCGGAGCACTTCCTTCTCGGTGTAGCCCAACTGCGCCCCCTTCTTGTGGCACACCCTACGGTGGTTAGCGTCCAGCATCTCCGCTTGGTAGTAATGACCTTCCAGTGTGAACGGCAAACCCTCCCGCAACTGAATCTTGTTCTGTATCACCCAGTAAAGTGGGCTGGCCGCCATCATCAACGCCGCCGTCTGCGCTTCGTTTGGAATCTTTATGTCCGGCTTAGCCTTCGGCATTTCCTGTTATAAAGTACATCTCAGCTTTGTTTTCAGGGCTTCGTAATCGGCGTCGCGCTCCTGCTTGGTATCAAAAGCGTGATAAAAATCCCCACCGATACACTCAAAAAAGATAACAGGCTTGCTGTCTTCCTGCCCTCCCATGCTACTCCACCCCTTATAGAACCTAACCACATTACCCGTATTCACAACCCCAGCCTTAGTTTCCATCCACATGGCTCCCCCTTAGATAGCAACCTCAAAAAAAATGGAATGGCGACCCGTTACATCAACCTCACCCACATCGTTTATGTGGACATCCACATTAATGCAACCATCAACAGCCTCAATCCCGCCATTCTTTAAGCCAACCTTCACTTCCCTTACAACCTTCTCGATATACTCCCACAATTTCATTTCCCCGGTCCTTTCTTTGTTTTGTGTTTTAAGACACCCCGTTAATCCATGGGTTTACTAAAAAACCTTCGCGTTTAGGTATGAAGCGTTTCTCTCATAATTACTCCCCATCTTTTTCATTTCCCGGTATACCCGGTCAAAAGACCCTGGCCGATACATAGACTGCATCGCACGGATCATCCTACGCCTTCTACCGTCGCTCCCGATCACCTCCCCCATATGATACAACGCGTGCGGTTCCTCTACAGTTCGACACAACTGTAAAGCTTTTTTCCGCAACCGCTTCGCCCTCTTGCCGTTCACCTACTCAAAACCCGTCGCGTTTTAATCGACAACTCAAAAACTGGGACTACCTGGGCGCATAAATGGTACTCATCAAAAACTGGTTTCAAGTGGCTTACTCTAACCGCATCTGTGAAATTAAACAATATCGCTTCTTGAAGGTCGTGTGTAACTTTGTCGGTGTTACAATCACTGTTTGAGGAAGTACAACAATCCTTTAAAAAGTAATCTACACCCCTATAGCCGGGTACATTCCGATAAAGGATAGTATAGTGCTGGGTTTGTTCCATGTCTCTTATACCCCCCATTTATTTAATTGTTTCAATCATCCCTAATATCCCCGGATTCCCACAGGAATCACTTACCCCCCAACGCTTCGCGCAACCCCCTCGGAGCCAAAGCCTGGTGCAACCGCGCACGCTTCAAGAACTCGATGTCCGCATCGGAACTGCCCACAGAGGGGTTTAAAATCTGCTTGTGTATTCCCCACGCGCGGCCCTCAATAGGTCCGGGCGGGATACCAGGCTCCATGGGAACCCGTGGGCTGCGCCGAGGAGGATTATTCGGTTTTTCGGGGTCTCTGTACCGAAATTGCTTCGGCTCCCGCTCGTCCATTCTGTGCCAATAATCCGAATACGCGCTCGGTATCCGCATTAAAGGCTCCCCACGGCCAAAACGCTCCATCGCACGGGCATAATTAGCCCATAGGCTCGGGTCCAAACCCAACCGCGCCATGTACTCGCCTATGTAATTCGCCAACTCATTCATTTTCCCATCCTAATCACTCTTTTTTGCCCCGCCGCCGGCATTATCCTCTTTTGTAACCCACGAACATCAAGGTCTCTCATCCACCCTCTCCCTCAAACTTATTTTCAAGCAGGTTTGTACAACACCACCAACCTGCCAACATCCCCAGAAAACGGGGTCAGCCGCTCCCTAACCCGCCAACCCCAAACGCAGCCTAAGACCCCGTGTCCCATATACCCATAACCACCATTGTATTTATATACCCCATATACCCAATATATCGACTCTATATATCATCTAGTACCCAGTATTATATATACTCGATATATAGAGCACTAGAGCTATTGTATTGGATATACATAGTAGTGTATATTGTATATTAGCCTGTAGTATGTGTGCTTATAGTGGCGGCCATACCCCCCAAACACCGGAACTGATTACACACATCAAAAACGCTCCGCTCAGTTAATATCTGCACACCCTCAATAAACACCGCCCTCGATAATGTGTCTCTCTCGGGTACATCCCCATAAGCCTCACGAACACACTCAAGCATCTCCTCGAATGGCATAAAGGCAACCACGGGCTTACCGTGCTCACTAGAGTACCCTTTTAATCTATTGCGAAATTCCTGTAACTTCATTATCCCACTATAGTTTATTTCGTGTTATATGTATGTGTAGAGACTGTATATTATATATATATACTAGTATCTATATAACAAAGCACCCCCCTACCTATACCTATACCCCAATAATAGATTCCTTACCCCCGGGGGAGGGGGGCAGCCCATACCCTATCCTATCCATGCGCCCGGATGCGCTCGTGGGGTTGCCCGTGTGTCTTGCGGTGACCGATAATATATCTTATGTTTCCCTCCGCCCTTGACAACTATGAAAACACTGTGTAAACTATGGCCAATATAAACCCATAACGAAGGAGGATTTATGGCACCGCATCTCACACCTAAACAGGAAGTTGACATAGTGCGCGCGTACACAATTGATCTCGTGCCCGCCCAAACCATAGCCGAGCAGTACGGGAGGACACGGCAAGCCATCTATAAACTACTCCATCGTCACGGCATCGAACCCTCAAACTATAGCACAATTGCCGTGTCTTGCCAAGCTTGTGGCAAAGAGGTTGATCGCCCCCGCTGCCGGCTACGACGAGCGAAGCGGATTTTCTGTGGTATCGATTGCTATTTCGCGTGGCTCGAAGCGCACCAAGACGGAACGTACCACCACAACAGACACGGGATGAGGATTGCCCGGAACGTCGTCTCGCGCCATTTTGACCTGCAACCTGGGCACGTTGTCCATCATAAAGATCGGGACACATTAAACAATCATCCTAACAACTTAATGGTTTTTGCAAACCAAGGAGACCACGTCCGATGGCACCGTGGGCAACCTGGTAACATCTACGGCGTTTCTCCACTTTGGGATGGCGCATCTATTTGATCCACCGTATCACTCCCGGACGGATCACGGGGGAGAATCTGCCTGTGAAACGCAGCGATTGCGTCTTGGATAACCTGCCTCGCCTCGGGGCCCAAGTCTTCAATTACACTAACATTAGCGGTTGATTGGCCGCTGATTAACCGGCGCTTGTCCAGGAGCATTGACCAGGTTGCAGCGCGGTGTTTATCGGACAATGGCTGATTCCCGGTGATAGCACTTAAAACAGAAACTTCTTTATGTAGTATAAAGGGAACTTCGTTATTCTGGTATTGTTTAACAGCCTCAATATAGTCTCTATGGGGTTGTAAACGTCGGACAATATTGGAATGATCGCACTCAACGAGTTTAGCGATCTCTCTAGTGCTCAGCCCTTGGATTGCCAGGGCGACGATCCGCTCAATGGAAATATCCTTAACTGCCGTTACTGGCACTGGTGGTGATGCAGTGGTGGTCAATTTGGTTTGCATTGGCCGCTCTTTTGTCTCCGTTGCCGCCTATCTATTTCGTCACACAACCGATCATACTCACTTGGATCAGACCGGGTATGTTTTGGTTTTGGGTTATCAGGCTCCGGCTCATTATCGGGATCATACCAACCAGCCCAGAACTGCCGCCCGTTGCGCCGGAAGTATTCATCAATGGGCATTACCAATATCAAATATCCTATAAACTCATATTATTCCCCCTATACAGGATATTGTAATCATATTATCGATCAAATATCAAGCGTTTTTTTATTTTGCTCGCCGGAGTGGTTTCCATTTGGAAATATGCCGTTTCCATTTGGAAACCGTCAATGATGTCGGGGGCTTACTTTGTGTTATGATATGGAGTTATATGTTTGTTATATGTTGTCGGGTTTCCACTTGGAAACACTGGATGGGGGGAATATCGGATTGACATCTATTTCGGATTGCGCTAACCATTTGATATCGCGTGATATGTTATGTTTTCCATTTTGTTTCCCAAAAGTGGCACGCGTGTTGCATGAAAAATATGTGGAGTGTTTAACTGACCAACCAAGGGGGTGAAAAATGAATTTCAATTTTTGGAGTCCGAGGATTTTATGGAAACTCGCATGGCGCGCCGCCCGCAGTGGCTACGGTGTGCCATATTTTCAGAGACACCCGAAATTTTACTGGATATATAAATTAGCGAAGGAGGTGCAAAAATGAAAATCAATCCCCATAGCGAAACAAACCAACGGATTTGTGGGCGACTTGTTGAGGGGGAGGTTATTTATTGCATATCTCAACTAGTCTATGAGCTGGCGCAAAAAGCCGAACACTTCCGAGACTGGGAGGATGACCTTTACGGAGCCTTTGAAGGAAATCCCAATTACGAAGAAGCAGCGTTTCAGGCTGGGTGGAACCGTCAAAATGACGGTGTTTTTATCAACGGCGATCAGAAAAACGACACCGCCGAAGACTGGCAAGAACTTTGCGAAGATGAGGGAATTGACGCTAACGACTACCGCCCGGACGTTTATGAACACTGGCTTGTTTCAAATTGGTTAGCCGGGAAGTTGGAAAACCACGGCGAGAAGGTAATCCGTGACTTTTTCGGTTTTAACGCTGTATGGTGTCGGACTACCACTGGCCAAATGATCTCTATGGACTCAGTAATTTGGAAGATTGCTGAAGAGATGGAAATCCTAGAAGGTCAAAAAAACTCTTGGGCTTAACTCTTGAAAAAACCGCTCAATTATCCAAGAGGAGGTGACACCATGACACACACACCAGGACCGTGGCGAATTGACGACGTACAGGTTGAAGATTGGAGGGTTAATATATCGAGCCCCGAGTCAAATATTGCCTGCGCCTATCACCAAACAGATGACCCATCTAATGCGGACGATGAGTGTTTGGCCAACGCCCGCCTTATTGCCGCCGCGCCGGAGCTGTACGCCGCATTAGTGGAGTGTCTCACAATGAACGACAAGGGAGGCAACACTCGTGAAGACTTTGACCGATGGGAGCGCAAAGCCCGCGCCGCTATTGCCAAGGCGGAGGGGCGAAACGACAACCAAGGGGGTTTATTATGTCTGAAATTAAATGCGCTAAATGCGGACACAAAAATTAATAGGGGGTGATATTATGAAAGATCCAAAAAAAACTAGAGTTCAAAGATACTTGCGGGCGGATGATGAATGCCCTTGGTGCGGGAGCGACTTAATTATAAATGATAGTCACCCCACGGTAGAAGTGGGTTTTGCGTGGAATGATTGTTCCTGTAAAACCTGTAACGCGGAGTGGCGGGATGAATACCGACTTTTTGCTATTTCCTGGCTTACAGAAGATGGCAGAGATAGACGGTATAGCGACAAAAACCTACACATTAAGACAGGTGACGCTATGAATATCAACACGCTTAAAAATATCCACAAAAATCTTATTAATGGTAACCTTCGGGAAATGGCGGATGGTATCGATGGTTACGGTTTGTATGATTTCTGGGCGGATTATAACCAGTTTTTGACAGACCTTTGTAACGAGGAGTCAGCATATCGTTATTTCGTTGACGCGGTGCGCGCCTATCATCGAATCCGATATAGATAAACACATGGCATAATTTTGATATGATTAAAGAAAAGAGGACGTAATAAAAAACGTATTTTTTTCTTGACAAGTGGTTTTATTTTCTATATGGAGATCGCAAAGGAATATAACCGATGAAATGGATACTCTCAATTTGTTTTGTAAGTGGCATTGTTTTGGCAGGTTCTGACGGTGCCTGGTTCCCGTGGATTAACCTATTAGGTGTAATCCTAATAAGTTTAGTCGGGATTGTTACCAACATTAAAACCCCATCGGAGTATTAGGAAATGCCACCAAAATGGTTTAAATGCCCCGATGGGCAACACGTCGAAATTAAAGCCTGTTTAAAACCAATGGGGTGCATCATAGGAAAACGGTGTGCCCCATTGCCATATCTACAAATGGTCGGCCATGAGCGGCCTTACAACGGCGTTACGGCGTCAATGAGCGGTAATGGGCCTCGTTATATCTACCTAACCACAACAGTACCTTACACGGTAGACCCTGCCGAGTCCGCCTATGCGTTTATGGGAAACCTATCCCATCTAAAGGCGGCACAACACGACGATAACGTGATTGCAGAGGAAAATGTGGGCGTTGGCACACTTGACCTGCTCAGTGAAGACGAAACTAATCCCGGGCACTATCTGGTCGAAGATTATAAAACCTATGGCAGCTACCGCGCTGCCAAAGTCTTGGGTATCGTATGCGACGAGAAGCCGGTTATTGGTGACGATGGCAAGCCCGTATTGCTAAAATCCGGGAAGAATAAGGGAAAACCAAAGATTGAAAAGGTCTTCCGGCGCGATCCGGCCAGCGCTGATGTTTACGGGGAACAGCTGCAACTATCACGATATGCCATAGAGGCCGAGAAAAGGGGCTTCCCGATCTCCCGCCTTATGCTTTTTATTGTCCCGCGTGATGGCGGCACTTTTGTATCCCAAACACGTGGCATCACTGAAAAAATCTATTACATCGAAATTCCCCGTATTTCCAATCAAGAGGTGTGTCATTACTATGACACGCTTCAGGCCGAAATTGATAATGCCTTTGACACCGGGTATGCCCGGATTTGTAACCCTTGGGAATCTTGGGATTATAGGAGATGCAAGGGGTATTGCCCCGTGTCAAAAGAGTGTGGGGCTATGACTGAAAAGAGGGGGAAATAATTTTAATCGCCATGAAAGGGGTTGGAAGCCCCGTGGAGGGTAAAAATGACGAATGAAACAGCAGTCGTTGTTCGTGATGTGAATTTTGAAGAACACGCCATGACGCCGGAGCGTATCCGCAGCCAGGTAAATCTGATTCAAGAGGTCATGCGCGGCGTCATGAAGGAAGGGGAGCATTACGGTGTTATCCCTGGATGTGGGAACAAACCTAGCCTCTTAAAATCTGGTGCCGAAAAATTATCGACAACATTTCGGCTTGCTCCATCCTACAATATCGAAAAAACAGATTTACCAAATGGACACCGAGAATACGAGGTTATTTGCACGCTAACCCATATCAATTCCGGGGTCGAAGTCGGTCAGGGTGTTGGTTCTTGCACCACAATGGAAAGTAAATACCGCTACCGAAAAGGTGAGCAGAAATGCCCAAAATGCGGGAAAGAAGCAATTATTAAAGGCAAGAAAGAATACGGTGGCGGCTGGTTGTGTTACCAAAAAAAGGGTGGGTGTGGAGCCAAATTTCAAGACGGTGATCCTGCCATTGAAAACCAAAATATGGGTCGGATTGAGCACGACAACCCCGCTGACTATTTCAACACAGTTTTTAAGATGGCTAAAAAAAGGGCGTATGTTGACGCCGTTATAACATCGACAGCCGCGAGTGATTTTTTTACTCAAGATATTGAGGACATGGCAGAAGTTATTGCGCCTAACAACTCGCCCCCCGCGCCTTCCGGGTCCACCTCCTACCCGGATAATAACACTCCACCCCCAGCGGGGGGCATCCCTTCCAAGGCGGCAACGGCAGCACAAGCGAAAAAAATATACGCCACCGGTGCCGCGAAGGGAGCAAGTAAAGAACTCGTTACCGAAATGTGCCGCTGGTATCGGAAGGGGGATAAAATGACCAAAGAGGAAGCATCTTATATTATTGAAAATTTCGATGATGTGATGAAACGGTACATGGACGACGAGCTGGGGCCGGAAGATGAGCCTGACGAAGCCGCCTAAAATAATTCGGTGCGCCGATTGCGGTTGTGCCGTTGTAAAAACCAGCCGGCAGTGCCGTTGTGCGGAGTGCCAAAAGAAACACAATTATATCAAACGGCAACAATGGGCGCGGGAATTACGGACGGAGTATAAGGATAGTAATTACGAACACTTGACAGAATATCGTATTGGAGAGGTCGCCGCCGCATACGGACACGCGTACACATGGGCGCAGAGTGCGGAGATGGGCGGTTTGCGAAAACTTGAACGTAACCCAATCATGGCCGCGCTTTACCTTGAGCGCGTAGACCCGGATTTTTATTTTTAAAAGACCGCGATGATGAACCCGCATTAAATAACACGGCCAAGGGAGGGGCCGGGTGTTGGTTCGGAAGGAAGTGGAGACCGTGTCAAAAGGGAAAGACAGAACCAGGGGCTAGCGGTCGGCCCCTGGGGATGTCGGCAAAAAGGGGGTAGAATGAGTTCAAGAGATTTAAAAAACACATGGGCTTGGGAATGTCCGGCGCATCAGTGTAAGATGCTGACCGACGCGACGTGCAAGAGGAGGCGGGCTCGGATTTTAGAATATCTATCCGGCAAGGTGGGCGAAAACAGTATGCACCCGTTTTATGATCTCCGTGACCCATGGTTGTGTGTGGGGTGCCAACACTGGGAAGGCCCTGTTGTTTTACCGGCGGAAAGCGAACCAGCGTATGAGAGCATCGGAGCGTAAATGCCGAGTCCCACAAATGTACTCTATCGGACAGCACTTGCATATCGGCGATTGGGGATGTCTGTGATACCGTGTAAAAAAGATAAGAAACCCCTGGTTAGCTGGGCCGAGTACCAAGGCCGACATCCATCCGAGGATGAGATACGGCAATGGTGGGATAAATGGCCCACTGCCAATATCGCCATCGTTGCGGGGAAAATCAGCGGTGTGGATGTCATCGACTGTGACGACCAGGATGCATATAACCTGCTCAACGACACCTACCTGCCGGACGATTTTATCACCCCGGTCGCAAAGACGCCGAGAGGCTACCATGTTTATTTTGCCCACAAAACTGGCTTGTCCAATGCCGTGAGGGTCATCCCTGGCACCGACCTCCGCACGACCGGTGGTTATGCGATAGCGCCGCCGAGCCAAAACGGAGGCGGCGCGTCCTACGCATGGGTGGATGGGTTAGCATTGGGTAAAGTTGCATTGGCACCCATGCCGGATATTCTCTATGATACTCTAGAGCAATATATATATAATAATATTAATAATAATATTATTAGCATTGGGTCTAGTAGCTACTATCAACGTAGTACAGATAATCCACAAAGTACAGATAACCATCCTAGTCCCTTCTGCAATTCTAGTACCAAGATGGATACTATACGCGCGCGCGCGGCTAGTGTCGGGGAAAATGTTGACAAAGTGTTGACACGAAGTTACCAAAAGTTGACGGGGGGCGAGAAATGTTACCATGATGTTGACACGGCCCAAAATGTCAACAAATGTCAACAATTATTCCAAAAGGGGAGCCGCGACGACGACCTTTTCCACCTTGCCAACTGCCTTGTAAAAGGCGGATACGAGCCCGATAAACTACAAACGGTGTTGCAAATTATCGCCCACAATTGCACACCACCCTATCCCGAAAAAGACATCCGCGTAAAAATCCTGTCCGCCATAAAACGACAAGAGGCTAGGGATAAGACCCTTGCAACCGAGGTTAGGGATTGGATTGACTCCGGCAATGGCACGTTTACAAATACAGACATATACCAGGATTTAAAAATCACAGGCCGTGTAGAGCGCCAGAACCTTTCTAAAATCCTCAAGCGCTTGGCGGATGACGGATTGATTGAGAGAGACGGCAAAAAGTACGGTAAATGGCGCATTATTGACCGGTCTGTGATGGAACAATGCTGGTGGGAAGACGACGGCCAACCGTTGCCGCTAAAATTCCCCTTGGGTGTCGAAATGTTCGTGCGGATTTTTCCGGGGAATTTAATCCTCCTGGAGGGTCAAAAATCGCAGGGAAAGTCAGCCTACGCCTTAGAGTTTTGCCGGTTGAACCACGAGTTGTTCGGCGGTAAGGCGCTGTACCAGAACGTAGAGATGTCCAATAGCGAGCTAGTCCAGCGTTTCCTTTCGTATCAGCAAGAGGACATGATGTCGCTGGATGATTGGCGCAATGCGATTACGGTTATCCGGCAGACGGGCGATTGGTGGGACAAAATCGAGCCGGACGGGTTGAATGTGGTTGATTACCTTGTGGAGTACGAAAAGGCGTACATGATTGCGGAGTTTGTCTGGAAAATACACCAAGCGCTAAAAAACGGTATCGCATTGGTGACGGTTCAGCGAGACCCGTACAAACCTTATCCTGTCGGCGGGCGGGGCGTTCGGGATATTCCCCGGCTGGTGTTGAGCCTGATGAAGCACCGGCTGCGGATTGAAGACGCAAAGAGTTTTGATACAACCTACGGAAACCCGAGCGGTTTGGTGCGAAAATATAAACAAGCATCATGGTGGAAATTCGTTCCCGTGGGTACGTGGCAGTATGCGGAGGAGGAAAAATATGCCGCTTTCAAAGGCTAAGGATATTCAATTTGATTTTGACGAGATGAAGTGGCGCGGGATCACAATAGACCAGGTGAAGTTTTGGGAAGACGCCTACCCGAACGTGGACGTGGTGGGTGTCCTGACCAAAAAGATGCCCGCGTGGATGGACGCAAACCCCCACAAGGCCCGTAAAAAGAATTACAAGCGGTTTATCGTGAATTGGTTGTCGAGGGAACATGACAGAAAAAACAACAAATAATGAAGGGAGAAAGCGATTAAATGGAACCGATTTTTATCTTGAACCCAGAAAGCGAATACAACGATGGGGTAATGTTGGAATATCGTAACGGTGAATATTCATTGGTCAAAGCGCGACGCGGGGCGGGGGGAACGGCTTATATGGATTGGTGCTACCCGCAGGGTAAGGACCGTATGCCGGGAACAAAGGCGATTCCATGGAAGATTCCTCTGGGGAACAAGGAAACCGCACTGGAGATTTTAAGCCAGATAGCAAAAGCCCTGCGAGGTGAGGATGTTGAGACACCTCTGCCGGTTCAGGGCGACGTGCCGTTTTAGGAGGAGTCGTGAAAAGGAAAACCGCCTATAAAGTGTTGGATACCGTCATGACCAGCCCGTTTAAAAAATTTAAATATGAAATTGGATATGAGTATCACTGTGAAGATTTCGACGAAGATAAAAATAAAGATTGCGGCAGGGGGTTGTATGCTACCAATATCGACGGTCTATTGTACTCATTTAACATCTATCGACGAGTCTTTCTTTGCGAGGTTTGGGGCAAAGCTGTTGAAATAGGCCGATACAAACGGAGGTATGAATATCTAAGGTTGATCGAGGAAGTTCCACACAGTGAAATCAAGCGCCTTGCAACTCTAAAGGAACCGGAGGTTGGTTTTAAGTTGGCCGAGGCCCTTTTTCCGGTAAACCCATTACTATTGCCGAAAAATAAACCAAACAAAAAAGATATTGAGAATATGAAGCGGTGGGTTGGCGTGTGGTACAGGGCGTGGAATAGTGTGGCGGATAGTGTGAAGGACAATATGGGAGTCGATACGTGGGATAGCGTGGGGCGTAATTTTTATTGTAATATGAGGTGTGGGGAATACGGGGGGGCTTGGGGGGGCCTCTTGCGTAGGGATAGTGTGTGGGATGGGGTGAGAGCATATATTTCGTCTTTGTTTCCAAATATAAAAAAATGGAAATATATTAACCACGAAGAGGGCAAAAACCCGTTCCAGCCGTGTATTGATCTTTGGCACAGAGGGTTTGTACTAAGTTATTCACCGACTTATGACGGTTATAGGTGGAGATTACACTCGGGAAAAAACGCGGATATCGTATATGAACGGAAACCATAACAATGAACTGCTTATACTGCCAAAAGGAATTAAAACCCAAAGAAGGGGAATCCCCGAGCAAGTTTAGGGCGCGGGCGTACTGCGACAATACATGCTACCGGGAGCATATACGCCAGTACGGGGGGTGGTCTACATGGGCCGAGTTGGAGTTTTTGAAATCAATCGGGAAACATTCGACCCTTAAGGTGCCCAAGCGGGATTTGTTAAAGGGGTATCTGGAGGGCGCTAAAAAGAGGGTGGAATGGGGAGCTATTAGCGAGCCGATTGTTGTCCAGAGGGTGAAGGAGATGCTGGGGGCGGAGATATGAAAATGGAACACATGGTGTTTTTCGAGAATGGCTTTGATTGTATTTTGTTCGAGTGCGTACATGGCAACAAAAACTGTAAGCCAAATTCCTGGGGGTCGCATGGGCGGCAGGGCTTGCAAATTCGCTTCGTGTCAAAGGGAGACCTTGGGGCTGTGCAGTTTGTTATTTATACCGGGTGGGCTCCACAATATGTTGCGCCGTTCGATATTGGTTGCCGTCGTTGCGATTGGGGTAGCACACCTCCTATACCAGTAGACTTGGGTTACCATTCTAAAACTCCAATATATGAGGGGGACGAGCCAATTTCAGAGTCTTGTAATTTTTTGGACGGTGCGCCGTGTTATTATGACGGTAGCATCCTAAACGCAGGCGACGCCATGTATGCACTGGTAAATGGTGGAGATGAGGCACTATGGGCGTTTCTTGATGCCTATTACGAATCGGTTTTTAACGACGCTCCCTATCCCCAACCCGCAGAGTTTAAGATGCCTCTGAGAAAGATGGGGTAATGGCAAATAAATCTAATTGGAAGGGGCGGGAGAGACAAGTGGCAAGTTTTTTTGGGTGCAAACGCGTTCCCCTTTCAGGTAGTAATTCGGGACACAACACCAGTTCGGACACGCTCCATAAATTACTATATATCGAAGTTAAGACAAGAGTTAAGTGGGCGATATTAAATCTATATTTTAAGATTCTGCCAAAGGCCATATCAGAGGACAAGGTTCCTGTAATTGCTATATGTAAAAAACATAGCAAGGGGTTCTGGTTGTTAGTAAACGCAAACGATTTACTAACTATTGCTAAGGCCAGGGAAGAAGCAATCAAAAATGGGGCTGAGTAATACTTACCACGAGTTAATATGTGAGTCATGCGGGAAAACGCATTATAGTAAGACCACGCGTAAACAGCGGTGCGACGAGTGTAACCCCCGTGCTGTTCGCCGCCGTCGGGCTAGCAGGGAGAACATCCGATCCCGTGGTTGGGACGACCACTGCTATACACAGAGGGACGTGGCGGAGTTTTTCGGGATTTCAACACAACGGGTAAACCAAATAGAAAAGGCGGCGATAGCGAAGCTGCGAAAAAACCCATTGCTTAGGTGCCTTTGGCTTGAGCGTCAAATATCGGATTTTTATTTTTAAGGGGAAACATGAAATACACCGAAGCCGAGCATGCGAAAATTTTACTACGGATGCTGGAGGAACCAAACCCGTGCGATCTCTGTCCGGTGGCCTTTACGATACTTCGTGTAACAAAAGATGGATGTTGTAGAATATGTCTTAGTTTTGTTGGGATTTTGGAACATACTCTCCAATGCCCGTGTGGGTATTTTGGAGAGCATGAAGCAATCAAGCGCACCTGGCTGGCGCTGGAAGAAAAGGGATATATTTAATGTCTTGGGAAGATGATGGGTATTACTGTCGTGAAGCCCTATACGAAATCGCCATGGGGTCTGAGGAGCCTACCAAGAGCCGTATGCTGCGGTTATTGGCATCGTATAGGTATCGGAAGAATCATCTGATCTGGGAGCAAAAGAGCCGGAAGGAGAAGGAAAAATGATAATTATTGGGGTATGCCTTGTGTTTATCGTTGCGGGGATTCTCTCGGCTTAGTGGCGTGGCTGGGATAGCGTTCTTGCCGCAATTCTTCTGGCAGTTGGTAGTGTTTTGGCCTTTGCCGTTGTTGTTACCATTTTGTCCGTACAACTTACCGTTCGTGGGGATATTGTGGGTTTTAAGGAAACTAAAGCTACCGTTGAACGGGCGAGGGAAACGGGGAGTTGGATAGAACGGGCCGCACTACAACAGGAGGTAATACGGGCAAATACGTGGTTGGCAAGGGTGAAATACTGGAATAAAACAGTATTTGACTTGTGGATACCCGATGCTGTGGATGATTTGGAGCCGATACGGTAAATTAAATATGAATAAATGGGCTAAAAGTGTGATAGACAGATACACTGAATTGCAACGCAGTAAGTCGGTTATGGTGCGCGTGTTTTTGAAAGATGCGTATAATTATGCCTTATCAATCAAGGCAAGGGAGCAAGAGCTGTATGACGGTATCGACCGGGCAGAACCCTTCTTTTTTCACACACTGCTATACAATGCTCGTCAAGAGGTCCCTCAAAGAGCGGTTGTTTAGCCTACCGTGGAGACCGAGACAAAAATTTAAAAGAGTCTTAAAAGGATAATTGTTGGGCCGACAGGTGGGGGGATTGACGTGAAACTCAATAGAAGACAATTTTTAAAAGTACTAGGAATAACATCTATTGCTGCTTTTGTTGATCCCTTAAAAGCACTTGAGGGGGTGGCAAGGGGAACATATAATTTTACTCCGGGAGATTATCTTCGTAATGCTATCTTTATAAAAAAACCAGCAAGTTCTTGGACAGAGAAGGAAAGATGTAATTTTGTGTCTATATTAGATGATTGGTTGAGAAAAAAAGTTCATCCTGATTATTTAGATTTCAACAAAGTGGAGTATCTTTTTAGCGATCTCGTTTGGGGAATGAAGGGAGGGGTGGCAATTGGTTATCATGTACCAGAGGAACCCATAATTAGAAGAATCAGACCTATAAATAGATCGGGACTAAAAGTAAAGTGAAACCTCGCATCCCCAAATCCACCCGCCCACTGAAGATAATTGAGCCCAAAAAGGGCGGGCGATACAAGCGCCGTGCGTGGAGACCATCTAACGACTGCGAAGATGACCACGAGTATTATAAAATCGTGATGCAACGGGTAACTTGCCCGATTTGTGGGAAAACATTTTACAGGTAGGGGGAAGCCATGAACACACCATCAATTAGGCCGTATTATTATTACGAGTACGACAACCAAAGGAGACCCAAAGTCACCGTGTGTTTGTTGTGTAACGGAGACCCGGAGCCTGTGCCGATTTCGCGCGGTATCGCGATATGCTCCGATTTGGACATGCCCAGGAAAAAAACAGGCCGGCAGATCGCGCTGGGGCGTGCCGTATCCGCCGCTAAGAGGCGCGAAACGGGAGACCAGATGATTCGGTACGAGGCGTGGGTGAGCGGGGCGCACTTTATCAGTGAATACAAGCGGGAGTTCCAGCCCAAGTTGACCGACAAAGAGCGGGCGATTCTGTACGGGTGGAAGGAGGCGGCGTGACCAAGAAGAAGGAGAAGCCAATCACTTTGAATTTTTATACTGACCATATTGATTTTAGCGGCAATATCGACAATGTGGATATTGAGAACCCATACCACTTACTTGCGCTAGCTATTTTTCTTTGTTTGAGGGACGGAAACGACGATTTCTTTGACGTAATATTTAAAATCATAGATGATTTTGGAGCGTCTGAATGAAGCGTGGTTATATCAGGAAGAAGGGAAGATGAAAGAATATCACAGTTTTATAGAGGGGGTAAAAAAAGACGCGAACCGAGTTGAACCTGTTTTAAATCACTTGCGTCAAATTATTTACAACTATCCGCCAAATAAATACCCAGAGCCGATACCATCTTCATTTCAAGTAACTAATAAGCCATACCTAAGTGGCATTGAGTGGTTTTTTCTTTGGGGTGGGCGCCCCATTGTGATTTCTGTTTTTCAAGCCGACCCTGAATGGGTTGTGGACCACATATCTTTTGAACCCGACGACGAGGGGAAAATTCTATCCCAAACATGGCCTAATGGTTTTAAGGAATGGTTGATTTGTACTAGACCGGGAGGAAGGAGTTGTGAGTAAGTTTAATAATTTAATTGAAATATGGCCGGATATTGAGACCATGCCAAAAGGCGGCAAGAAATGAAATTAAATATACCGAGTAGCGAATACCCCTTTTTTAAAAGTGTTCTTTCTGAGGGTGTGGATTATATTCGGAATCTTCATTGGGGCCATCTCACCAAAGAAGAGCAGGAAATGATCGGAAAAATTACTGCGTTGATATGGCTACCCGAACATTGTGAATATATTGCAAGTGAGGGGGGTAAGATGATATTCAAAGTTAAAAGAGACGCAGAAAAAAGGGGGGATGTTGTGGAACTGTATTTAAAACGGGGTAATGAGAAGGGCACTGTAGTATTGTGCTGTAAAAACCCTGGGGGGGGTGAGCAATGTTTAATGGAATTCAGAGACGGGGCATTTGTGCGTTGTCGCTTTGTCAGTATAGATGGTATTAAAAAAGATGAGGAGTGTAGGATTATCGAGGATTACTAAGATGAAACGGGTCTATGTCGCCGGTGCTTACTCAGCAAGTGATGTCATAACGGTGCTGGATAACATGCGCGAGGGTATGCGCTTGGCAACCGAGGTATTCCTTTCGGGATTCGCCCCGTTCTGTCCGCATCTGGATTATCATTATCAACTAATGCTCCGGGGTCACGAGCAGTTGACGGTGGAGGATTACTACCGCTATTCAATGGCTTGGCTGGAAGTAGCTGATGCGGTGCTGGTCGGCCAATGGCGGCTACGGACGAGTCATGGCACACGGAAAGAAATTAGGCGGGCATCGGAGTTGGGTATCCCGGTGTTTTACAGTATTAAAGACCTCATAGAATGGGGAGGTGGGAATGACCTGTGATGAGTGTATCCACGCAAGCGTATGTCGTGTTAGGGATAGCTTCCGTGGGGCGGCTAAGGCCGAATGGGAGATGTTCACGACACCAGAAGAAGAAAGTAGGCAGTTTTTTGACCCGGAACCCGAGGCGTTTATCGCGGCACTTGAAAAAACAATAGCCGAGCATTGCCACCACTACGAGAGTGAGAGTGGGGATTACAGGATAAATGGTTCATAATCGTGACATATCTGTGACACTTTTGCGACATGGAGACGAGATGTTAGCCATAGCAAACGATGAACTCGAAAGGGCCAAACCGCTGGGAAAGACGGTTCTGTGTTGGATGTGCGGTAGGCGGCATAAGGTGCGGTACGGAGACCGGGTAAGAAACGGTGTTTTGGAGAAATCCAACTTGTTGGCGTATTTTAAGTGTAAGGGAAAGCCGTATGTGTGCGGGATTACTGGCAAAGAAATAAGGCCAAGGCAGGGATGGGGGGGCGATTAAATGGAACCGAAAAGTGAATACGATGCAGCGGTGTGGTGGGACACATGATAGTCTGCCAAAACTATCAGGCGCGGGTTTTCCTGGTTTTACTCGTAGCCAAGCCGGTTCGAATCCGGCCTGCACCAACTCTAAACAAGGAGTAAGGGATGGCCACAAATTATTATTTCGCAGATAAAGAGGATAAAATAGTAAGGCATATCGGCAAACGAAATGCTGCTGGACTGTTTTGTTGGGAATGTAATTTATCGCTATGTGCTGCTGGCAATCATCAGGTGCATCAGAAAAGCAGATGGCTGGACGAGTGTGCTGTATGTGGACGACAAGAAATAAAAAACAATACAACAAGAAAAGAGGGAGTTGCACGTTGTTCTTCTTTTACTTGGGCTATATCCCCGGGGCTCTTTCAAGATTTGCGAAAAACTCCGAATCTTATAATCCAGAACGAATATGGAGAAACTCTCACCAGTGGGGAATTTGCTCTCATACTATCAGAATGTCCAATACAGTATTTTGATTTAATAGGGGGGGAGTTTTCTTAAAGGAATAAGAGATGGATAAGAGATTAGCCGCATATCTATTGGGATTGCTAACAGGCTTGTTAAATACAGGAGTATGGATTGGTTGTTTAATAAGCCACGAAACCTATTTCTTGGGGTGGGGGATTGTACTAAATATATTTACTTTTATAGGCGTTTGCATCGCGCTCATAAACGACGTTTAGGGGGGATTAATTATGATACGATCTATACCAATTCTAAGGAGAGAAGAATAAAATGGAAGAATATCCTAACAGCTGGCAACATTGTATGATTCATCTTAATCCAGAAACCGGTGAAATGCACAGCGACGGAGATCATCATGTTCGGGAGTGGATTCAAGACAGGCTGAAGTGTGGAACGGATCAGCCAAATCAAGGAGAAATTATGCCAGAAATATGGATAGCATTTATCGAAGATTACAGAGAGCATTTAGTATACTTGTCATTACCTGTGATATTGAAAGCTTTTTGGTATTATGAAGATAATAAGGCCGAATGCGAGGTGATTTTAGGGATACACAGCTAACCAGCGCTTGGGATGACCCAAACACGGAGGGCGAAACAATGGCATGTGAATTTATCTGTGACGGTTGCGGAAAACGAGCGCCAGCATCTCACAACGGAAGGGAGTGGCTTAAACCGTTTTCGTGGTATCAACGAAGCGATGATGATGGTGTTCAGGATGCTTGTTGTCGAGAATGCATTGATAAAATCTCAAAAAAGACAGGTACAACATCTGCGGTGTTGCCTGTCTAACCATCCGCTTGAGATGACCACTGGCGGCTCAGCTAAACGCTAACAAGAATAGATATTATAGGGGGAGTAATGGGTAAAAGAAGGGTATGCCCATACTGTAAAGCAGAACTCGTCAGATTATCCAGTGCCTGTGCAGACGGTGACGAAGAGTGCGACTGCGACCAGTTTTATCGCTGCCCGCATTGCAATAGAACCTTCTATAAAAACTGTGACGCGCACCGAGATTATTTTTGGTTTGGCGCGGAGCCGTTGGGGTTGTGATAAAGATATGTTAACAACCATTTAAAGGAGAAGCAACGAATGGACAGACGAAAAGCACTAGCTTTAATGGGTATTGTAGGTGGAGTATTCATTGCTAAGTGGGGGCGCACAGAGACGACGGCAGAAAACGTGTCCTAGAGGCAATCTTTTTCTTCTCTGCCTAAATCAATCTTCTTTGAGGAAGATTGTTTGAAAGATATTATTATCGAGCGCTCTAATGGAAAGAAGATTATCATTTCCTTTAGTGAAGTATTCGATGCACTGGAAGAAATAGAAAAGGTGAAAAGATGAAACAAGATTATATTTGTCCTATCTTATCTAAAAAATGTCTCAAAACCGTCTGTGAGTGGTATGATCCGAGCATGAGACAGTGCATCGTGGTCTCTCTTTTTTATAAACTAGATGAGGTACAATCTGAAATACAAGACAGTATCGATAGACAGGGGGGAATCTGGCCTGCACCAATTTTCTTAAATGGGGGCTTAAAATGAAAAGGGTTTTTCTTGGCGGGACTTGTAATGAAAGTACTTGGCGGAACAGAATGATGATTCATTTACACGAAGAAGGGGTTGAATGGTTCAATCCCGTTGTTCCTGATTGGACAGAAGTATGTATGGAAAGAGAGATCAAGGAACGTGAAATTTGTGATTTCGTTCTCTATGCAATTACACCGAAAACGACAGGGGTTTATTCTATCGCTGAGGTCATTGATGATAGCAATAAAAGGCCGGGCAAGACCATCTTGGTTTTATTGCGGGCCGATGGGAATCTCCGTTTTTCAGAAGAACAATGGAAATCGCTGGGTGCTGTAGCAATAATGGTCGCTCGTAATGGTGGCAAGGTTTTCGATAATTTAAAAGCCGCTGCTGTATACATTGGCAATTCGCACCAAGGGGGTAGAGTTAAATGCGAGTTATTAGACCCGCAAATAAAAGGGTTTCAGGCTACACAAAAGGTGGGTGTTTATAAAAACCTGGACAGACTAAGGGGAGTGAGGGATGATTGATAATCTATCAACCACATTGCTTGGGGTGACAATTTGGATTGTATCGATAATAGTATTATATATGTGTGTTTATCTATGTGTTTTTCATCGGGTTGAAAGAGATGGTGACGGATATTATGGGTGCTTCTTTGTGCCTTTTGTCCTACCATCCGTGTTTGTGTTAATATTTTTAATGATCTAATAAAGGAGAATGAAATGCCAAAAAAACAGAAAACGACCGAAGGGGATATGTCTTTTGATGGGCGTCTGAGTTTAATTATTGACAAAGTGGAAGTGTTGATAGATAAAATCATTAATGATTTTGCGCAGCAGCCTATTAGGTCTGGGATCAAGTTGTTCGTTGCTCTCTGGTTTGCCAGGTCATGTATCAATATTTTTAGGAATAGGAGGTAATACATGTTATCCAAAATTCTTGATATGGGAATTGTGTTGTCTATCTTGTTTGCGGTTAATCAACTAGTATTGCAACCCCTAGGAAGGGACGTTAATTCGGAAGCTGGGACGGTAACAATTATTTGTGCAGTTGTCTTCTTTGTGTGCCTGTCACTCATTGTGATCTTCAGGAGCAAGGGGTAGTGTTATATAAAACGCGACCATGTCTACCATGAAAAGCGCGTATTTAAGGAGAGGCCATGAACAAAGAAACGCTGTTAAGGTTGTTCCAGGAATATGAGGATAAGGATTATCTTGAGTGGGTAGGCACCTGCCACGATTGCGGTGAACCCGTTACGGTGACGGCCATTGTGGTGCCGGAAGGGGACGGCATTGAAATAACCGGAGGGGTTGTGTATGACTTGCGGGGGATGGACACCGTGGATGACGATTTCATACTAAAGTGCGATGCGTGTTTTGGTAAGGAGAAAAACCTTGCGAACTTCCAGCCCTGTGAGGTGTATTCCCGCTGTGTTGGCTACATCAGGCCCGTCAAGCAATTTAATCCCGGCAAGCAGGCGGAGTACGGGGATCGGAAGATGTTTGATATGGATTGGGACGGGTTTGAGCAGGTGGAAACACATGGGTTTGGTTTTTCCGTGTGGAAAAAGAAGGTCGAAGAAACGGAGTCGTTATGAAAAAAACAACGAAGCTCCTAAAGATTAACACCTGCCGCATGTCCCCATTATTGGTTTATTTTGAGTACTGCAAGATGGGCGGGCGTTCAAAAACACAGATGAGATACAAAACATACCGGAGTGGTGTCTGTTGGAGGATGGGGCGGGATAACCATGTGTTTTTCTATTGACACTTTTGTGAATATGTTGATAAACACACACACTTGTTGTGAGGGTGCACTATGGACCGCCGACAATTCTTAAAATGGCTCGTACTCACAACGCCAGGGTTGTACCTTGCCCCGTCCTTGGTGCTACCGTATAAACCGAAGACGTTTTATTCAATCCCGGGAGATATGTCTGTCGAGGGAATAATGCTCGCCAGAAAAACCATTGATATAGCAGAGGGTGTGATACCCACTGTTACGATTAGTGGGGCAGAATATTATGTGGTTTACAGCAAAAACTGTTTATTTCTACACGGGGTAGACCCAATACCGCTCCGTTATTATGATGTTGGGTAGCTGGGATACCACTTGGTGAGGATGGGGCTTGCGAGAGGTTCTGGGACATTGGAAAGCAAAACAAAGGGGTTCTTGACAGGGGTTAAATATATGGTATAGTGACAGGTGAAGTTACCAGCTTCAGTTCCCTGCCGTGTGCGGCCTCCGTGCCAAGAACGGCTTTTTTTGTGCTACCCCCACTGTTCGGTGAACACCCTGTTTAACGCCTTTGCAAAACCGTTAACATCGCCCCGGTCTGGCTTGAACGTCAGGTAGGAGCCATCGATAGCGCTCTTCTCCCAGTCGATTTCCATATCGTACTGGCGCGACAAAAAGACCATTGCATTAAGATGGCGGATGGATTCAAAAAAACCTTGGTCTGTGAACATGATTACCTATCCTCATCGTTCACATAAACCCCGTCCCACGCCATCCTATCCTTCTCATTCTTGTTTTCATCCTTACCACAGCCACACACCCATTCCCCCCGATGTTTCATGTCTTCAACCGAGTCCGGGTGGAACCCGAGCATCAGTGCAAGGCGGTCAAACGCTTCGTACAGGTACTCCAAACCAACATCGTCATGGCCCAAATCAAGGGCGACAACCTCTGTGATGGGCTTGGATATACCCCGAAACCCATACGGGTTTACATTGTGCTCAATCGTGATTTTCACTTGTCCCCCTATTCCACATCAGTACTGTGGCTACCAGCCGTTCAAGTTCTTTGTCTCCAACGTAAGAGCTTTGCGATAATCTACACAAACATGATTTACACCGGACGCCGATTTGGTTTCCGCTTTCCCCGTGGCCCCATGTCTCGGGTGACGACCGGAACGCTTCCGGTTTCCCACCGCAAAAAGGGCAGGGCTTTAAGGAGACGCTCTCCATGTAATCAAGGAACTGCTTTTTTAGGGTGTCCTGGTGATTCATACTAAAATCCTCATCTTGACCCAGTTGTTGGTTGGTGTTATCTGGAGGCATATCCCCCCGATCTCTATTGGTGGGTATCCCTTTATCTCTGAATAACTGGCTACTTCATTGGTGGAGTAGGTTTTCAGATAAGTACCGCACACGCCGATCAGTTGGGGTTTACTCACGATATTATTCCCACTCAGGCCGATCCGGGGTATTCTGTCCGACTTTCTCTGGTGGTCATGCCCGTACAGGTATACATCAGCATCCCAATACTTGAGATCGTGGCTGTATCGCGTAATGCTGGCCCCTGGTGTGCGTGCTCCTCCCGACCACCCGTGGTGCCAACGGATCACAACGGTCCTGCCCCGGCCACTTTTCTCTCTAAACCGTAGGCGGATAAGGCCGGAATACCCAAGATATTCTACGTCCAACTTGGCGCATAACCGCCACGCAGGGTCTGTGCCACACTTTTTTACAATCGTGTCCTCGTGATTACCTCTCCCCAAGCCGATAATTTTATCCCTGTACGGTTCGAGAATGGCGAATAGTCCCTCTACCTGCTCATCAATTATAGCATCCCCCCCCGTTGCGTCTGACGATTTGGCGTACCTCCTATCGGTGGTCACAATGGAATCCATCATGTCCCCACCACCGAAAAAATACGTTTTATCATCTGAGTCTTCGAGGTAGGCTTTTAGGGCTTGAACATCACACAAGGGGTTGCCATAGTGGATGTCGAATAATGGCTTAATCTGAATCGTGTCGCCATACTTGTACGGGATCGTAAATGTGGCTACTTTCATCACGCCCGGAACTGATAACCGGGGCTATACTCCTTTCGCCAATAGTTTGGTTGCAACATCATATGCAAACAGCGTTACCTCGGAATATCCCTCCGCTTTCATCTCCTCTTTTTGTGGGTCATTGTAGTGTGGTCTTTTGATGTGTCCATATTCATGGGCTAAAAGCTGGATTAGGTCTCTAAAATCAACCGACTCTTTGTCAACCCACACGTGAAGGTTTTGCTTGTTATCGCAGAAACCCCAACAACCTACACTAGTTATATTGGTAATCATATCTGTAACACTAAGATGATATTCTCCCCCCTGCGCGTCAAATCCACCAATGTCGGCAATATCGCCCAAAGGGCCATATATTGCTTCGGCAACATCCTCTGGTGTGTCGTATAGGTAGATGTAAATAGGTGCATCTCTATTGACACTGACAACTTCTTTGATTTCCTCACTCATTTTTTAATTGTATCTCCCCGGGTTTGTGATTTGGCAAAAAAACACAGAATACACAGGACAAAAACTGGTTATCTCATCCTATTGGCAAGTGTCCCCTACTGCTTCTATTTCATACTCCCGCACGTCTTCAATTATTGAAAGCGGGAATTTTTTTATTGGTCCGTCACGCAAAAACACCCGTGAGCGTGTGAACTCCTGCTCGCACCCCACGCGAATGTCATGCCGACATCTACCCCAAAAACATTCACCTTCGGGCGATGCGGTAACAAACAGGATCATCCCCACAATGTTTTTATGTGCCTTAAACCGAACCACCTGTCCCTCGTGGAATTTCGCATATCGCGGGACATCCGGCGAGCACCCCAATACTCCCAGTAGAAAGACAAACAAGACAAGCGTTTTTAATATAATCTTCATATCCCAATCTCCTTTATTGCCCTCATGATAGGCACAACCACTTGGGGTACTATGGCGTTTCCGAGTGCCCTAAGTCGGTCCACCCAGAAGGATACCCCATTATCCATTCGACAATCTCCGGTCCTGGCCGAGCGCCAAGTTCCTCTTGGAGGCGTAGTCCACGGTTTTCGGTTAATCGTGGGTGATCTTCCGATCCTGGCGACCTCGTGGAGTCGCTTGCGACTGGAGTTGGCAATAATGAACACACGCCAGCGTCTATGAGGCAGGCCACAATCTGAAGCCTGTCGTTCAAATCGGGCAGAATAATAGCCAGCTTCCTCCAAAGATATCGCAACTTGATTTTCCCAGCCTTGGTTGCTGGGAGGCTGTTCAACGATACACCATTCCGGTCTAACCAATCGAATAATTCTGTCCATTTCAGGATAGAGAGTTTCACCAGTCCGGCATCCTTGTATCGCCGCAGCAACGCTTGTATGTTTGCAGGGTGGGCCTCCCGTGAGAAGATCGATAGTTGTTCCATCGTGTTTATACTCCCGGATGTCTGATATTATCGGCACGTCAGGCCAATGCTTCCAAAGTACCTTTTGGCAGAAAGGGTCAATCTCCACAAAAGCATGGATGTCATGTTCATCCCCCCATACCCATTGAGCGGCCAAAGTGAAGCCCCCAATGCCGGAAAACAGGTCAAGGTGCTTCATAAATCAAGGTGATCCACCAACGTCTTTTGGTTATCCACCCATATCTGTGTCAGTATTTCACTAATCTGGCTTATCTGTGAGTGTGTTAGGCACAGCTCGTATATCTGGTTTATGGCCTCCATCACCTCGTGAAGAAGCGTTGCTGTATGGTTTGTTCCCCCAATATTACGGCTTATCCAAATATCCCGGTTTATTCCGTCCGGGTTGAACATACCACGAACGCAACACCCCTCGTCATCGTACCCGTCCAATTCTTCCTGGTCTTTGTACGAAACCCTAATCTGATGCGCTCCAATCTTGAAGGAAATATCATTCATCACATTTCATTCCGTAGCCCCAAAGCGTAAATGAGAAAAAGGATAACAAACGCTACGCAATAACCCATAATTAGGATGTTCGATAGGATGTGTTTCATTTAGTGAAGTATCCCCTCCCCAGTGGCCTCCCAAAATCCAACCCCCGTTCCCGAAGATATTGCACCACAAGGTTGATCGGGATAGCACCATTTAGGCCCGGGGATTCAATATGTATTGCGTCATATACGATGCTGAACTCCGGTATCTCGTTCTGTCTGATTGTATATTTTGCGGTTTCCAGTGGATATTCCTCTTCAATTACACTGAGAATAAAATCCTTCTGGTATAGGATTTTTCCCTCGCCGCTCTTATCTTTTAAGGCGCGTGGCTCTCCCGGGATAGGGGAAAACAACACTTCGCGCCCCACACCGGCGTTATGGAGCGCAACGACTTTTCCTTCCTGCTCCCCGTCTATTGCCCATACCGCACTACCGGAGGTCCCACCATACCCGGCAGTGGCATCGAACCATAGGCTTGTGTTTTTTAGCCAGTTATAAGCCACTTTATTTTTAAGGAGCTTCAAATACACACCCGCGTATACACTATCCAAAAAGGAAAAGCCCGTGATGGAGATAATGCCTTCTGTGGAATACTTTTGGAACAGACTCGGATTACCCACCATTAGAATTCTATCCCCGGCACGGATGTCGTCACTATTACCGAGCGGTGCTCCCATATATTTCATCCCTGTTACCGGGGTCGTGGTCATAATAGCGCAATCGAAATCCCAGGATAACACGGGTTCTCCGTCTACCTGGAGAACAGATGCAGGAGTCCCAAAATGGTCTGACACACTGGTGTAGCGCACGTATGGACGCCCCGGAAAAACGAACCACATTTGTTCAAGGTCTTTCGACACATATAACGCCCCGTTCAGCGCATCGCTGGCAACATGGGCGTTGGTCAGCACAACCCCTTTTACACCGCTGTATTTACTGTCTCGATAATATCCCCACTCCCGTAAGCCGGGGAATCCCTTCGACTTGCTATCTTCCATAAAGGGGAAATTACCCAGAAATGTCCCGGTCCCGTGCCCCATCATCCAGAATAGGTCTAACTTGACGGTGCCGTAAAGGACATCAGCAAAGGTGGCGTTGCGAATGTCCCGCTTGGGCTTATCTTTATCCTTATCAAGTTCTTTGAGTTTGTTCTCCAGGGATTCAATCTTTCTTTCAAGCTTGCCGACCTCTGCGGGTTTTTCTTTGTACTTGTCTTTTAGGTCGAAGTAGCCAGCCACGATATTCACTTTTCTATTATCCGGGACGGGTTTTATCTCAACAATACCCCTCGGGTCATATCCTGTAATTAAGTTGTTATCCGGCTCCCCTTCGAGGTAAACACCCCAACCCAACATTGTTGGGTAAGTATCATCCCAAGATTCAAACCACAGTAGTTTTACATCGCTCGATGTATTCACGACGTTTTTTGAAATGGAATACCCATGCGCCTTAATCCGCGTTAGAATTTCTTCTGCTTTAGGAAGTGATACATTGGCAACCTCGGATATAGACCGCACATCATCCTTGTATTTGTCTAAGTATGGATCGATTTCGTCTTCTTTGGTTTCGTAAACAACCAGCACGTTTTTTGGAAACTTGGCACCTTTCGGCGCAATGGCTCCAAGTGGGATGAACGTGTTGGCAATCGGGTCTATCCATTGGTTAATGTCCGTTAAGTACCTGTTGTGTTTTGGTTCAGTGCGCCCCGCTTCTACCTCGCTGATTGCGGATTGGATTTCTTTTCTCACAAAATCAGCGTCGATTCGCTTTTCTTTTGGAAGGGGGGTGGTGAAATAAACGTGAAACACCGGATGGTGGAAGACCAGATGAACAGAACTCTGACGCGCCTTGTCGCGTACTTCGTCATTAGCGGATAAGGGCGGAGGGGCACACAAAAGGCACACACTTAACAAAATTGTTAATATTTTATATTTCATGTTATATCCTCCTTGGCCAATAGGTTTGCGTTCTCTCTTGCCCTACGTCCCACCTGTTGGGCGTAGCGGCTATTTAACAACTCGTCGTGTGCTTTTAACCACTCCTTGTTTCTGAGCGCCGTAAGCATTTTGACGAATGCCTTTACCTTGTGGATACCCATGTTAAATATCAGGTCGATGACAACTGCCCGCCGTACCGGGTCGAGGTCTAATCCAAGCCGGTCACAATCCCGCTCGGCCACCCAGTAGTCGTAATCAAATATCTTCTCCCATATAGACTTTGGCAGCGCAGACCCATGGGCAAAGTGATGCCCCCATCCGCCAGTGGGAAAGCCAAGCGGATCGGTATACACCTTTTCGGAATACCCCTCGAACACCTTGATTCTATTGCGAATCCAGTCGTCTGTGATGATGTCTTTTGACAAAATATACCCCCCCGTCCCCATAATAAAACAAAAAAGCCCCGCTAACAGGGCTTAGTCTTCAAAGTTATATTTGATCTTTTTCATGGCTTTTTCAACAGCGATAATCTGGTCTGTGATTAGCTCAATGGATCGTTCGGTTTTCAGCAATTCCTTGTGGTCGTTTTTCAGGCGAGACTTAATCACTGCCAGATTGTGAGCCAAATCCTGCTTTCTCCTGACTAGGTTCACTATCTCGCTCATTTAGAGCCTCCTCGTCTTCAAACCATGTTTTACACATGTGGCACTCGTAGATCACAGCCCTTAACCGCGCCCTATCGTTGCCACACCTAGGACACTCGGGGGTTCTCATCCAACACCTCCAATGCGTACCCGTTTTAATTGCTTACGGCGGCCAGGTCGTTCACCCGTGCGATGATCGGATGTTACCATTCGGCACCCAGTGGAATTACGCCGCCCGTCTGCGACCACCACATCCCCGCGTCTACGCCTTAGTGACGAAGTGCCCTCGCTGCGCCGTAAGCAATTTTGTTTGGTTGTTGGAATCACCGCCTCCAAGCCGCACACGCCACAAATCCAAGCATTCGAATCTTCCCATTTAAACAACGCCGACCTGCAATAGGGGCATTCCCTATTGTCCCTTATGACGCTCATGGCATTCTTTTAAAAACTTGTCCCAGGTTTCCTTCCACTCGGTTCTGGTGACATAATTCGGCATCCCGTTGTGGCCGATCAGCATTTCCTTCAACTCCTGGATGTCGTCCCCCTGCCGCTTCAATTCCTTCTTTTGGTTCTGCCCCTCCTGCTTCATTGCGCCCCATCCTGCACCAACCCCTATGAGCGCCACAACCGTTGGAAACCAGATCGCGAGTTCTGTCATCACAACGCCTCCACTACGCCGGCCGGATATACACTGCGGCCTCCTGGCCGATCCCAGACATGCGGTTCAGTTCCACCATCCCGCAGATGAAACGGTTCTCATTTAACCCCCCACAACTTACCGGGTCAAACCAACTGAGCTTGTAATCTCTCGGGGAAAACTCCCCCGCTCCGAGCGGCCCGGGCCTGCTGGTGTAAAGAATCCATCGGTCTTCGTCAGGGTCTTTGAGGACGTATTCCGTGGCCTGTCTCGCTGTCCAGGGCATGGCTACAAACTCGTTAATCCTCGGGATCAACTTGGATATCGTGGCCTGAAAACCGATCTGTCGAAAATCCGTATCGGACAGGTGCCCGAATCGCGTTGTGCCCCGAGTGTAAACCATCACCCCCCGGCAGCCGGTCATGAACACCGCCCAGTTCTTTTTCCGCATGATCGCCCCGCTCCCGTACCAATCCATATCTGGGTGCGTTGATTCGCTCAGTATCAGCTCGTACCGGCCCCGGGCCTCCGCTATCGCATTGGTCAGGCCGTGATAAATCGCGTGGCGGTCCGGGCCGATCCACTGAATCATGAACAGGTCAATGTTTGGATCGTCACCGAAATCGAACTGAAGGCCGCTGTTCTGATGAATCCCCACCGTGTGCCGCCTCTGGTCGTACTGTTTGAGCAATGCCGCAATCTGGGATGCCCGGTTTTGATGGATGGCCTCCCGGTATTCCTCCCCGACTACCCACACCAAACGCTCAATGTCACCGAAATAATAAACCAACTGCTGAATGTATTGCAGCTCCGCTGGTGTCACCTTGGCACCTGAATTGAACGGGTCGGAACCATCGTCGTGCAGGAATAGGAACGTCCACACCCCGCCGGAACTAGCCTTCTGGATGAATGCCCGCCAATCGGTCATCCGGTTCGGGTCCAAGGGTTTACTCGGATCGCCGCCGATGAACGGGTTGCCGTCGAAATCAGAAAAAGACGACGCATGGCAATACAGGGCGTTTACCTTAGAAGCAATGCAACGGTCCAAGATTTGGTGCTTGTTCGGCAGCCACAGCAGATTCTCCGGGTCGCCGAGGCCGCTGATTTTTTCGTTTAGCAACATTCGCTTATTACCTATTCTTTTTCATCTGGTAATAAATAACGCCGAACACAGCGCCGATAAAAAGGATCATAATAATTGCATCGGTCATAATTTCTACTCCTTGTTTTTGACGGCCTTCACACCGCCCTGGAAAGCGTACATACCAAAATAAAAAATCACTACCGCCATGGTGGGCGTGCTCAATAGTTTGAGCAGGTCGATCAGCACCTGGCACCAAGTGGGATCAAACCGCCAGATAGCACCCGCTGTAATCACCATGGTAAGGAACGTTCCGCAAAACATGAACGACAAGTACCGCCGCGTCAGGCCCTTGGACGTGTCCTCTTTTGCCAACACTTCCATGAGTTTGATATGGCTTTCGATAATCTTGTAGTTCAGTTCGGCTTTTTCCTCCTTGGTAAACCACACCTTATCGATCCCGGCTACTACACCGTCTGTGGCCCTACCCACTACGTCCAACGCCTTCTCCGCCGTTTTTCCTGTTTGGAAAATGTCCCAGAATCCCATGCTCCCCCCTTAAAACCCTAAGTCGATCTGGTTTACCCAATGCACCAAGTATGCAATTGCAATTGTTACACCTAGTGCTACACCTATGAGTAACTTCTTCATATCTTCCTTAACTCCCCGAAGAACCAATCCGTTGCCGGGCCGGGGTTCGGGTATTTGACGTGCGGGTTCGGTATCCGGTTCCCGAAAAACTCGTGGCTATACAACCAGAACCCGCCGTATTTATTTCTCAAATGCCGCAAGTAATTTATCAGTGAGAACTCGTCGTGGAACCACTCGCACCACACCCCAGGGACAATGGTTGGTTTAACCTTGTTCCGTTTGTACGTAAAAGCCCATTTCTTGCGCTCCCACCACGATATGTCACCCTGGTATGTTTCCTGCGTGAAGTGGTGTAATTGTCCCGGATACTGCCGCATAGTCCAACCGCCGGAGTACGGCATCTGTCCGTGGATTTGTATCCCGGAATGATCCAACTGCTTCCTGGTGAGCCCGGCATGCACCTTCCACAGGTCTTCCATGCTGTATTTTATACAAATAGGGCAATAACACCGATGCTCGGGGCCACCGAGGGAGTGGTAGAACGGCACAATGTCGGGCGCGTCTTTTTCAAGGTGTTCCAAGTCCCAGATGATACCATCAGCGCCGACTTCCTTGGCAAACCACATGGCATGGTTAGTGCGCTCGTTTATGTACGTCTTACTGGTAGGACACGGAGTCCGGGCCAGTAGCCTCCCGTCCTGTGTCTGCCATCGGTGCTCCACCCTCACCTTTGTCCACGGGCGAATCCACAAGGGGACAATCAGGATACGGCATCGGTCTTTATACCTGTTAATAGTATCAATAATGGTATCACGGGAGTCGTAGTAATTACTCGGCGCGTCCCACGGCAGGTCGTGGCAGGTGACAAGCAAGGTGTCGATGCCGGCGTCCACCAGTTTGTCAATGTACTCATAATTCGGCCAGAGAATGTATGCCGCTTTCATTTTTAGACCATGAACCCTCTTAGGGTTAATTCAGTGATTGCAGAATCCCCCGCCGCACCGACAACAAGGTTGGCGGCATTTCCAGTTGTGCATTTTATCGGATGGAAAAACTCCGCCTTTCTCTCGTCCCCGCGCACGGAGGCATCCCCGAAATAGGTTTGATAGACAGTTGTCGTACCATCCTGGATCGCAATGGAAACGTCTCCCGTCACGTCAGCAGCACGAACGGTCACGCAAAAACCGGTAATATAGTGGGTTCTGCCAGTCTTGGCGCCCCTCGTGATCGTCTTTGCGGTATTTGCGCTACTCGTGCCGGTAACAGTCCAATGTTGCATTTTTTAGTCCTCCCCTATCTTTTCATTCGGTAAACCATTTGGAAAGATTTGTCAACCTATTTTTCGTTTTGTGTTCCGTCTGGGAATTATTGATATTTTTTATATTCATCATACACACGCTTGAAAATCCGGTTTCGGCGCTCGTACAGGGCGTCTAATCGCTTTGTTTTTTGTTCTTTGGACAGCATCGGGTTCGTCCAGATACGGCGCATGGCGCGGTTGATTTGTTGTATATTGGTACGGGATTTATTCATCCGCTTCCTGAAGGCGATTTTGGTGCGGTTGTCCAGGACCAGTTTTCTCGCCTCGGCAATGTCCCCTGTTTGCCTGTAATGCGATGCTGTTTTAACGAGTTCGTCAAGATCGCGGAATATCTCGTAAAACTCCTTCTGGTACTTCGTGTGCCTGGCTGGCCCCCCTTGCCTGATAAACCGCCCAACCAGCGGGTAATCATCAATGCGCTTTTCCGGCCTATCCGGGACAGCCCCTGTTGCTTCAAGGGCGATGTCTGCGGCCCCCAGTATAAACTTGCCAAACGTGGCGAAATACCCATTGATAAGGGCTTCCGCACGCTTGGGGGGAACATTGAGTTTGTCGCCTAGAATCTTCAGAGTCTCCGATGTCCACGGGTTGGCCTGTTGCCCACCCCTTAGACCCTCAAGGTGATACGGCACAATAGGTCTCCCGGTGAAGCTGGATTTGTTCGCCCATTGTTCTATCATCGGCACAACGGCCTGCGGGGGACCGATGGCGAATGTCTCGAATAATGTGTGACCAATAAAATCTGCGACGTGTTTTGTCCCCGTATTGCCGTATGCGGTATTAGCAATCGCAACCGGGAGGGCCATTGTTACGGCACCCACTTCAAACGGGTTTGGGATGCGGTAATGCTTGTCGCCTATCCAAAAATGCGTGTACCCCCACTTATCCCAGTCTTCCAGTTCCTTATACCGCTCATCATCCTTGTATAACCACCACAGCGCAAGGGCCGCCATTGACAACCCGGTGCCACGCATCATAAAGTTGCGACGGTTCTCCACGTCCACGGCGGCGCTTCCCAATTTATATAGCCCTTGCATACGGGCGTTCAGGAACGGCACCGTCTGGATCAGGAACTGGACTATGTTGGATTGCCCGCTCATGGAAAAATCCAACAAGTCTTTGGCGGCGAACCCTGCCTTCCCGTGTGGTACTCCAGCGGCCCGCTTCCTTGTGTACAGAGCAACACGGGCGGCGTTTTCCGATGCGGACCCTATCTTTTCCCAAAAGTCCAGCAACTGCCTCGGTGTCCTCAATATCCTGTCCACCGCCCCTTTTCCCTCACGCTTGAGAATACGATCAATATATTTAGACACCGCTTCTGGGTCTTCAGCCCGAATGTACGAAGAACCAAACGAAAACCCCCCGGCAGAAAATTCGACAAAATCCTGGTCTTCCTTCATGGCCTTGACAAACCCCTTGGCACTATCAATAAACGGCCTAAAGGATTTATCCAGCATGGCAACGTGCATAGTGTCACGAATCATATTGGCGACACGAAACGCAGGGCCGAATGTCGCACCGTATGTCAGCCACTTTTTGGTCTTCCCAAGCATCCGCATGGCAATGTTGTCGAACTGTTTGATGTTAAGGCCAAGAAGGGCGTTGTATAGCGACTCGTCGTGCACGAGGAAGTTGACCGGCTTGCCGTTTTCCTGAAAGGTCAACAACCGCTCCGCCTCGGCCTTTTTGAGGTACCTGCGCTTGCCTTTCTTGTCCTTGTACCAGAAAATATCCGTCGGCTTGACCTTGACCTTACCAGTCTTTTTGTCCTTGACTTTTTTTGCCACCCGATGCACACGGGTCACAAGCCCACTGTTCGTTTGCTCCGCCTGTTTGAACGCTTCTGCCCGAGCCACGTTCCGCATGGACTCTCCAATGATGTGCGTCCAGTTTCGGAGCACGTTTTCAAGCGGGTTGCCGATCTTACGTCCTGACCCGATCAATTTCTTTATCTTGGCGGAAATATATTTGTCATTCCGATGAGGATAGCGTGCATACTCTTGGGCCGTGACTTCATCCTCGAATATCCGGTTGAACGGCAGGTAGTACCACTGCTCCCACGCCTTGCGTTCTTCCGGGTTAATCAACCCAGACTTTTCACCGACATCTAAGACAGACTTTATAAAACGTTGAAACTCTTTATTTGCGGCCTCATAATCCGCCCGGTCTTTGCCGCCAGCCCACTCGAAAATCCTATCCCTGACATCCTTGGTGAGCAAGAACTCCTTGCCTTCCGCCTCAAGCCTTTCAGCGCGTTTGGCCGCAACCCATTTCAGGAACTTGTCGTAATCATCCAGCCCACGAAAGAGCTTGAGCAATCCGTTGTTGCGCTCACCGGAATATAAATACCCGGCGTCATCCATCTTGAGCGTACCGTGTTCAAGAATCACGGCCATCGATGCGTTTGTGCCGGTTGCCGTTCTGTATAACTCGTAGGCTTCTTCACCGAGCATGACTTTTATGGGGTGTAGTTTATCCACCAGTTTTGTAATGGCGGCATCGCGGGCCTCTTTGGTTTTTGCGTAGTCCAGGGTTTTAGTCAATTTTTCACGGAACGTGGATTTCTTGGCACCGAAATACTCGTCGAACCGCCCGGACGGTTTTCTATCCATGACCTCCGCTATCTGCCCCTGCTCTGCCACACCTACGCCCGGCCTCCCTTCCCGCTCCAACATCTTCCCGGTTTCAATATCCCGCAACACCCCACGGAACGTCCGTATCCCGATCTTATTTACAAGCGTGTCGATAAAATCCTTAATTTTTTCAATAATCTTCTGGATACCTTTTGGATTATCCCGCCGCCCCATCGCATCGGCTACGGCTTGCGCCCGGCCTTCTGCACCCGGCTTGTAATTGCCTTTCTTTGCGTGTTTGTTTAACAACGCCATCTCAACAGGGTTGAACGCCCCGATGTTTTCCAAGAGATGTTGCATCTCATGATCCCACGTGTTCTGGTCGGCGTATTTGCTTAGCTCTATGCGCCGCCCACGGGAATCACGGATGAACCTACCCTTAAAAACCTGCCCCGGTTTTAGCTCGGTCTGTCCGTATTGTTCCAGGACTTCCCGAGACGGCTGGAGTTCATCTCCGAAGTCTATTCTAAACTGAACGCCGTTCGGAGCTGTGACACGGTATGACAGGTCTTCTATGACAGGCTCGACCTTGGACTTGCCCAAACGGGTCTTGAAATTCGCAAGGGATTTTTTAATAAGAGGTGTGTCAAGATTGGAACGCTCTTTGAAGCTGCCCCTGATAATCTCCGTTTGCCCCACACCCTCCGCCGCTTCCGCAGCCTCACGGTAGGATTGCCCCCGCGTGGCTTCCTCTATGGCATTGTCCCAATCTTTGGCATCCATCAGTTTTTTGGACTTTTTCTTGGAATCCTCGTACAGGGAACGCAAGGTCGCCACCTGTTCAGGGCTAGCCTTCTTACCAAACGCTATGGCGTCTTCGGTGGACTTGAACTCTGGTATGGCTTGGGCAACTTGGCCCTGTTCTTCAAATAATTGTTTCTGTTTCTCATCCGGCACATACAGACCAAGCTCCTGCTGTTCGGCTTGCATCTGCCTGGATTTCGCTTTTGCCTTCAACTGTGATCGCACAAGGTCTTGGCGTTCCCCCTTGAGTTCTAATCGCTCTTCGCCCTCAACCGCCTTCTTGATTTCTTTAAAATCGTGGACATCACCTGCTCGGGTGCGTATCGTCTTGTCGTTCGGCAAGAAGACCTCCGAACCGTCTTTAATGGTGACACCCCACGGTTCTTCTTCCACCACTTTGAACTTGTCGGGCTCCCCGGTGTTCGGGTCTATCGCCGTAAATTCCTTCCCTCTCGGCAACGCCTGCCCTTTAACTGGGATAAATTTGTCGGCCTCCTTGTCAAGATCGTATACAGGTTCCTCTTGCAATATACGCTTCTTGCGTATTTCTTCTTCCGACAGCGTGTGCTCCGGTCTTTCCAGTAGCCGTGCCTCACCCTCTACGCCTACGCGACCCCTTTTCAAAATGGTCGGGTCTGTCCGCAACGACTCCATTAGATTTTCGTCCGGCGCAAGCCAACCTTCTTCTTTTAGGGTGTTCTCAACCTCATCAATGGAACGCCCCGTCTTTTCATTAGAGAGCATCTGAACCGCAAGGGGCATGCTCTTTTTCTCACCCTTGAAGTGCCCCCACTTAATCTTACCCATCTTTTCGATACGGCTCCGGAGCGTGGACGGTTCCCGCACCTTCCCCCGCCGCATCTTCTCAATCACTTGAGCTTTTTTGGACGGCTTCAGGTTGGGGTAATCTTTCAGGACTTCGGGTGGAACGGGCTTGCCCTCAGAGAGGGCCGCAGAAACAATCTGCTCATGGGATTTTTTTTGTGCGTATTCAACATTTATTGTAGCATCTCCGCCATGCTCCTTTAAAGCTCTTTTAACCCTTGGGCTGACAAACTCCTCCCGCGTCATCTCCCACGGCCTTTTTACAGCCCCCTTTACACCCGTTTCAGGGACTTCTGGGGCCACTTCTTTCTCAGGGGTAACCTTGGGTATGGGTTCGGGTTTTTCGGGCTCTCTGGGGGCCTGTAGCGGCCCTTCTGGGGCCTTCTCGCGGATAATAAAGCCATCCCCCATAGGCTGTACTTCGTGGGTGTCGTGGGAGAAGCCCTTACCCTTGGTGATGGCCCCCTTGGCGGCAGCGGGTGTCTTGTAAATCTTCGGCTTGGGTTGTCCTACAACGGGTTCCGGCGGCACCTGTGCCAAAACCTGTTGCACAATATCGTTCCGCTCGGCTTCGATTTCGCGCAACACGTCCTCAACGGCGGACGTATTCGCAATCCTCGGGTCGAACCCCTCCCGACGATAGGCATCAGCCATGCCCACCAACGCCTGTTTCTCGGCGTCCGGGAGCTTATTCCCTATTTTTTCAAGACAATACGCAAGGCTTGGCATATCTAATTATCCAGTATTCCTGATTGTACCATCGCCATGATGAACTCCGTTATTTCCTCGTCTTCCCGGTACAGGCGCACCATCTGTTCCGCCGGGTATGGCATGGACACATACCCGCCACCCACGGGAGTCGGGGCGGGCGCGGGTGTGGGTGTCGGCGTAACCTCCGGTTCGGTGTACGGCGTCTTGGCGACAAACGCACGGCGCATACCCGGCAACGCCATGACGGACAGTATTGTAAACGGCCCTGCGCCCCTTCCCCCACCTGCCGCCGTCTTGGGCGAAAAGCTGTACCTGCGCCCAGGTACCGCACTTGGTGATAGTTGTGTTACAGCCATTCATTTAGACGATTACGAATGTATCTCCATCGCTGGGTGCTTCTGTTGTAGCGGTATAGGTCAGTATTTTACTCGTGCCGTCATAATCCGTAATATCGGTGGCCTGATTTTGGAGTACACCACTGGTCCAGATGATGATTCTACCGTTGTAGTGGTCGTCCGTGGCTTCCGTCAGGTTTGTAGTCATCTGGGTGGTGGATAGAGTACCCGCAGCCGCAGCTCCGACAACGATTGTCTCCGCGCTCGCCTCAAGATTATCCGCCGCGTCCGTGCTCCCGCTTATTGCCAGTGCGTCAGCCTTGATATTGCCGTCCCCTGTCAATGCCGCCGGTATTCGGGCCTGAATGTCCTCGGTGTCGGCAATGATGTTTGCCTCCGCCGTATCAAGCTCGGCCTTCGTGGGCGGGTCGTAGGCGTTGAGCGCGTCAGTACACTCGCTTTGGACTTCCTCATCCCAATCGCTATTCCAAGGCACTGCCGACAAGTGGTCTCCTGTTCCCCCCGCCTCGGTCAGGTTGGTGCCGTCACCGATGTGGTCTCTCAACGGTTGCAGGCCGTCCATGCTTGGGTCGAAAGCGGAAGTATCGCCGTTGGCTATTATGCGTGACAGGATGGAGTTGTCCACAACTTCGGATGTCATGTCGGCACTACCCGTCGCGGTCTTGCACAAGTGGTCGAGATTGTTCGCCTCGATTGCATCCTGCACTTCGGATTGCACCTCGGCGTCCCACGCCGCATTCCAGGGAACCCCGGTCAACCCATCTCCGGCCGTTCCGATTTGAGTTTGCAAATCCTGAGTGTCGGTTTCAATATCCGTCTGCTTGTTTCGGATATGTTCAAGCGTATCCGTTCCGCTGTCCCAAGTCGCGCCCTTTATCTCCGTGAACGCACTATCCAGCTCCGCCTTGGTCGGTGGATCATAAGCATTGAGAGCATCTATGCATTCGCTTTGAACCTCTGCATCCCAAGAGGCATTCCACGGGATCGCCGTCAGTCCGGCACCGGCGGCTCCTATATCATCTGTATCATCCAAGATATCTGAAACAGCTTTACCAAAAGAACCAGCATCGGTATGCCCTGAGGTAGCTTCATTCCATACCGCATCGGCAAGCCCGGTGTAACTCATAGCTAAACCATAATCCACATGCACCTGGTCTAGGTACACAGCAGTTCCTGTCTCAAGACTTGTTCCATAGAACCTAATACGCACCTTGCCGTCATTTGCCCCAGTGCCCACATGGTGCGAAAACAACTGCGCTATCATAGCCACATCGTCGGACGGATCACTGTTGTGTACACCTTCAGACTCGCCCAAGTAGTCCCAGTGGGACTCCTCCCAATGGTAGGCGTACCAGGCTACGGTATCGCCGCCTGACGGAACAGAACCCTCGTCTACACGCCCTTTTGCCGAAACCTTCGCTGGCGCGGAGTCATCAGGAAGTTCAAACTCCAGATAGAAGTCGATAGTGCCCCCGCTCTCGGTCACGACATAGTACGTCTCATCCGGCGATCCAGTATTCGCATAGGTGCCGGTCTCGCTCCCACTAGTCACAGTGGATGAACTAGCTATAACCCCAATTGCCGAAGACACTAAACCAAGCGACGTAACCGTCTGTTTGATTAGGTCAATGTCGGATGGCATATTTCCAGAGTCAAGCTCCGCCAGCCGCATCTCGGTACATACACTCGCCAGCGCCGCACTATCAGTACCTCGCATAGCTGTACCGTGTGGCTCCGTATCCCGTAGCGCCTCAAGACTATCCGTAGTCTCGTCATACGTCCCGCTACCAGCCCCGGTTGCTCGAATCTCTGTTCTCGCTGTTGTATCTCCGCTTTGCTTACCAGCAATCAGACCCAGCCATTCGGCAAGCGATGTGATACCACTAAACAACGTAGCTGTAATGCGTGTCACAAGATTTCCAGTATCCGTCTTTACGGCGGCAATATCGGCGCTCACGCTTGCACCCGAGGGAGCCCCTAAGCGTGCGTAGTTGTCTCCGGTTTGTGGAGTATGCCCATTGAGATTATCCAGATAGCCCGCCCTTGTGGCAGTGAGCCGTGACACTAAGTCATCAATATCCGTCCCAATTTGAGCATCCAAATCCAGCCCCCCGGCATCGCTGATCGGGAGCCCCCCGGCAGCATCGGCGGCAGCATTCGGCAGGGCAGTCATGCCCATCCGCACGCTGTCATACGGGTCGTAGTCCACCAGGGGAACGTATGTCCCTATTACAATCATGCCGGTCACAGTACCGCCCACCATAACGCCGTCAGCACCGGCGGCAACCGCTGCATCGGGTAAGTCAAGGCGGTAGTATCCGTCTCCGATATGCTCGATCCCGCCATCGCTGTGTGCCGCGTCAAGAGACCCCAGCGCCGCTTCCGTAATGCTCGTTTTCGTCGCCCCTTCCCGGCGATACCACAAGTCAATGCCGGAAGTATCATAATCAACGCCGGTCTCGGGCGTACCGTCACTTGAGTCGATGATGCGGATCACAACGCTCTGATCCGTAGAGCCCTTTTTTATAGGGCGCATACTGTGCCTCCGTTAAACTGGTCTAAATTCTGCATGATAATAGGTACGACGCTCCCTGGCGTACTATCCTCCGCAAGGATTTTGTCGCCGTCTTCTTGCAGTATTACAAAACTGTCTGCTTCTTGTTCGATATAGTTATCAGCCATTACGGTTTCCCTTTGACATCCCAGTAAACAACCCTACTGAGTTTCAGTAGATATGCTTTCGCCTCGGCCAGATTGGAAATATTATTCACCACATTTTCAACCGTCGCCCAATCTGGCAGTCGGTCCGCGATTTCTTGCGCCTTCTGTTGAGCGTCTAATTCTTCTTGCTTTTTGGGCGTGATGTCCCCCGCTTCCGACGGCACGAACTGCTGGCTTGCCTCATCCCACTTGTGTGTCTCTTTGTCGGGGATTTCCACAGTCTTATCTAACAGCACATAACCGTACTCCGCTGATAGTTCTTCCAATCGCTCCTCGATGGTTGTACCATCTCTTGGCAAACCAAGACGTATTTTACCCCAGGATACCAAATATCCAGGAAATGGGCTTGACTTTGAGTATATGAGATATTGCTTTAGCATATTGTCTCTCCTTACATTCCGGCGGGGAAATACCATCCGTCGGTATGGACTTCCAATAGTCCATTATCTGAAGCCGATAATTTGACTTCAATGATCTGTGATGCGTCTGTAATAACAGACAACGTATTTCTTACTCCTATTGTGTTTGCTCCAGCACCGCGTATAACGATATGCCCGATTGTCCCTGTTTGTCCATTTGTGCGCCAATATGCATATTGAGCACTTCCGCTATTTCTTGAAAAATCCACCGTTATTTCGGCCCGGGTTGCATAAGCTGGAATAGTCAGTGGTACATCAGTCCATGTCGTATCAATATCAGTCGATGACAGATCTGTTTTTTGGTCTGCAAATAACACTAGTTCTCCTCCATCATCCCAAAACTCCAACACCTGCGAACTGCCATTCGTCAGCACCCCAAAGATCGTCCGGTCATCTGTGTCCTGGTAGACACCTCCCTTAGTTCCGGAGTAATCCGGAGTCACATTTGCTGCGCGGCGGTTGATAAAATTCGCGGCCGTCAGCGCGCCAGCTGCACTTACGGTAGAATAATCAATAGCGATATAGTGCCATTCGTCAGCTGTCAGATCATCACTATTGGCATTGCTTCCGCCGGAGCCAAGCGTAAACGTTATATCGGATGTCCAATAAACCAAGCCCTTCCCATATAAATAGTATGCCCCGGGGCCAAAAGTAATTGTATCTGTGCTGACAAAACCATACTTTGGCCGAGAATAATATGTTATCCACGGAACCGTCAACCGCAGATTGGCCCACGTCAACTTCTTGTTGCTCACATCTTCCTGTGCCGTTAAAAATAAATCCATATCTGCGGGAGATGTTAGCTCTGAAAAATCACTTATCTTCGTGTTTGCCATATTTGTTCTCCGAAATTACTATAGATTTATTTTACCCTTGTGGCGTTAATGTTTTCGATGAGGCCGTTGCCGTCTCGCACGATATCGAACTTCCACGCCTTCGGTGCGTCTGTTTCTTTTTGTTCCACCACTACCTTTTGCGGCTCCATGCTTCGTATCTTGGTAAGCGTGTCAATAATTTCCAGCGCCGCCTTTGCGTTTATCTGCACCATCTTCTCACACCGCTCCACGGATTTTACCACCGCAACGGCCAACTCCTTTATCGGGTCCGGCTTTGACGGTTCCTTCTTAACCGGCTTGGGCTTTTCCAATGACTTCAGGTCAGCCACCCGCCCTTGGAGTCGCAGCTTTGCAATCTCTTGCTCGGATAGTCGCTTCATTACTTTTATCCGCTAAGACAATTTAGTAATTGATCGTATATACTCATGCGGTTATCCACTTCTTTGATGGCAGTATCGGCGTTTTCCTCAATCTCGATGATTTCTCCCGTGGCTTCCCGCATGGCTTTGACGCGTACTTTGTATTTGTCCAAGTCTTTTGGGAGTTGGGGTTCCGGTGCTTCCTCCGGTACTTTTTCGGCCTCGGCTTCTGCAACCCGTGGGGCTTTGGGCGGTAACTGCGTGACATCGGTTATTTCCCCCGGCGCTTCTTCAGGTGCTTGAAGTATTCCACCTGTCTCAATCGCTTCTGGGCCTGCTCCTTGCTCTTGTATGGGCCGCCCAACTTCTTCCCCTTCTCGGACAACACCAGCCATCCGAGCTTCGTCTGGCGTAACATCGAGTGCTCCTTGTGCTATGTTTTGTAAACGGGCCTCAATCGCCCCCTTATTGTTCTCATAAAACTGCAGGTCTTCCGGGCTTTCCATTTTTTCGCCACGGGCAACCCTATCGGTAAACTCATCAATAGCCGCTTCCCGCTCGGCACGGCGCTGCTCTGCGATGTCCCTTAACACGTCCTTTGTAAGTGGGCGGGTCGGCCTTGCGATTGTCTCAGCTCCGTATTCCGGCATCTGAAGGTCAATTTCAAATTGTCGCATCTCTGCCGGTGTCGGGGCCAAGTCTTCCGGTTTTATCCGCGTCCCGGTTATTTCCCCAATCCGCTCATCTACAAGCTCTTGCCGCTCCTCATCAGAACCGAGCGCCTTGCTGATTTCCTCCTGTTGCACCTGTTGCGGGGCAATGCGCCGTTGCGCACCCATACCAAGCAAACCAAAGAAAGGCGCGGCGTATAGCGCCCCCTTCGCACCCTCGGTAGCCCACTCCATGGGTTCCGGTGCTTTCAACCCGGCTTGTTCATACAACGGCCTCCGCAGACCCGCCTGCACATATCCAGTAGCCGCCTCTGTGGGAACCTCGGACGCGGCAACACCAATCGTGTTCACGGCATACCGCGCAAGTGGTTTTGCCAGTTTCTTTTTTACGGTGTCTCCAAGAACTTTGCTGGCAATCTTGCCACCAACTCGGAATGTCAATATATCAAGAACGTTGCTTAGCCCTTCAAAGCCCCCCTCTGCGATAGCCGACATAACCGCTTTGGGATGGGCAATATCAGCGATTTCTTGTTTGGCTAACTGTTGCGCCTCTTGGTCGCCGTATCCCTGTGCCTTGTATTTCTGTTTGTATTTATCCCCCAATAAATCATTGGCTTCTTCAATAAACTGGTCATACTCGGCACCGCCGAATATGGTCGCACCCGCCGTACCAGCACCGACAACCGCGCCAGGGACACCACCGACAAGCCCCCCGACCGCCGCGCCCGTCAACATGGGTATGGTGGATTTACCGAAGGTTTCAAACCCCTCGATAATATTTCGGGCCAAACCTTTCTTTTCGGCCAACCGCCCTTTGCGAAACCGATATTCCGGGTCTTCTAATTCTTCTTCAACATCTTCAATGGCTCTAGTGAGAAATTCCGGCTCAATGGCTTCGGGCAGTGCCGTGCGCACGGCGCGGAGGCCCATGCCGGCAGATTCGCGCAATATCCGTGGTATGGCGGCACCAAGCTCCCCGATAAAACCTCTTTCCGGCGGTTCGGGTTCGACCGGCTCTGGTTCCGGCGCACGCCTGCCAACACCCAAACGGGACGCAAATGTGCCGTAATCTATACCCGCCTGACGAAACTCTGGGTTATAATCGTACAGATTCCGAGCAATTTCCTCGTCTTCGTAATACGGATATATCCTACGATAGTAGTCTAAATAAGACATGCCTAATCCATATATGCGGGTAAACCACGCCTTGCTTCGGCCTGTTGCCCGGCAAGGTATCTCAAAGCATCAATCATTTTGTCGCCAGTCCAGCCGAGCCCCCCCCACACATCTTTAGCCAAGTTCCAAGGTGCATACGGGTTGTCACCGGAAAAACCGAGTTTACGCCCCACACCCGCAAGTTCTTGCATCGCCAAGGCGCGTTCTTCTTCGCCCGGGCCTTGGGTGTAAGACCCTCTTTGAGGGGGCGGCGGTGCCATGGGTTCTTGCATGGCACTGTAAAACTGCTTCCCGGCGGAAATGAGCGGGTCTATCAACATACTCGCCAACCCCCGCGCTTGCGGTTGCGGGGTTGCCATAGCTCGTGTCGCGGCGTGTGCGCTTTGCAATGGGGCGTCTGGCACTTGCGGTTGTCCAACTATGCTACGAAACAATTCCTCTTTCGCTTGGTCTGGCAAACGGAAGTCTTCTGGGCTTGCCACTGGTTTAAACTTTTTTGGCGTTTTCCCAACCTCAGTCCCAAATTCATCATAGATTGGGTCTCCGCCGGTATGTTCGTAGATATATTTCCCCTCATCGGTATCAAAAATACCGTAATCGGTCGCAATGTATCGTTGCCCCTTACGGGCTTTTTCCCTCTCAATCTCCGCCCGCTCCGCCATTTGCCGTTGCAACCCCTTGGCCCTCTCACTCGGTTCACCCTCCTGAAAATAAAAGTAACCCGAGTCGGCGGCTCTTGTCTCCGGCACATTGGTAAACTTCAACGTTTCCCCGGCTTCTCTTTGCCTACGGATATAATCACGAATACCACCCGGCCCGCCAACCGTCTCCGGCCTCAAGTCCGGGCTAATCTCCCGCTCTTCCAGATAATCCGGTATCCGGGCGGCTTCCCGCATCTGTTCCAGTTCGAGTTCTTTTGCCTGTGACTCCAACTCCATCAGGCGATTTTGCAACCGCTGGAACTGGTTTATCAGGTTTACATAATCCGTGCCGGGATTCAGTCCTTTTGGGATATAGGGTTGTTTATACGCCATGATTTACTCCTATCCACCTCTGTAATGAAATCTTAAAGCGTTTCTAAGGCCGCGTGCCTTTTTCCGTTTTCTATTATAAGTGGGGTCAACCGCCGAACGAATTTGTGGGTATTTTCGTAAATAATACGCTTTTAAGTCTTGTTTAAGTCTGTCATTTGTAGCCCCCTGTATACCCATTCGATCCGGCGAAAATGCGTTTACAACCCGCTGAAAATCGCCATATCGAATACGATCAACCCCAGGTGTTTCTGCCAACTTGCGATATAATCCCTGTTTTTGTTTATAGGCTAAATCATCCCATCGAACACCAGCGACACCAAGATCGGCAGGGCTGGGCCAGTTGGCTTGCGTCAGCGCATATTCTGTATTGCTCATGCGCCCCAATGAAATAGGAGCCATCCTGGTCTTAACTTCGACATCCCCCCCAGGCGTAACCCTTGCTTTCTCTTGACCCCTTAAAAGCTCGCTCATTGGATCAACCGGGTTCCCCGTTTGGTCAAACCGCCCGCCGTAGCGCCGGTATAATTTCAAAAGGTCCGGTGTTTCTGTAAGCCTTCGCCATCCCATGATAATCTCCTATGCGTACCGAAATAAATCGAACGGGTTGAAATTCGGGCCTTCGTAGAATTGATAGTAACTACCTGGAACCGTTGTCCCAAACGTCGTTTTAAACGTCTCGGTTGGACGCCATATACTCGTCTCGTCCACATGTCGCTCAAACTGCCTCGCAAGGTCGTCAAGCATCGGGGCCATGGATTTCAAACCCAAATACTTGGCATACGGGGGCATTTCCGCCCTCATTTGTTCAATTTGCGGTAACACCTCTAACTCGGCTGCCTTTAGTGCCGCTTGTGTTTCCGCACCAAGGCCTTGGAGTACCGCCTGTGTTTCTGCCTGGTATTCTGGCGCATACCGTTGGAGTGCCTCCCGTGTGGCCGATGTCATCACATTCCCTAAACCTTGACCATAGCCGGCAAGTGCGGATTTTCTCTGTTGCTGCGCCGCGAACGGGTTGTCTCGCGCCAGCGCCCCCGTGCGGGCGACGGACTCCCGGAGAGCGTTGCGCAACCCGCGCATCCCCGTTGCCGCCGCCTCCTGCTTGTACCCGGAGATAACACCCTGGTCCATCTTGGGAATTTTCTTTTGATAATCCGGCAGCTTAATCTCCGGCATCTTAATTTTCCAAGACGTTTTCCCTTCGTATGGGCCGAGCGCACCCAGCTTGGGTATAAACGGTGCTCCTATAGCCATTGGTTGTTCTCCTTATGTTGAACAGTATAAATAAACATAGCGGTGACGACCGCCCTCGCTTTGATCGACATTAATATTCTTATAATCTTTAATTGCTCGAATCATAAAAGTGGCGTATCCGCCGACCGCATCGTTTAAATAACTCAAAAACCCGGCATGTAGGTCCACCCGGTATTGCTCTGTCCCACCAAGCAATGTAAACTCTTTTACCGGGCCGTCCTCTATATATGTGTTCCACCAATCGTCCCCGTCTAGGTCTAAAACATCGTATGTAGCATATTGAATATACGCGATAATTTCGGAATCAAAAACCGGTTCAATCATAAAATAGGCGTTTTGAAAAATAGTTCCATTTGGTATGTGCGACATATCAAAAAATATGCAGGACCGATGGATTGTTGCGGAACCACCCCCATCCCAATGGCTCCTGTGCGTGCTTACCCTGTTATAGCTCACCTCGGGACATCCGCCAGGGGCAACGTAATAATTGGCATTATCGTGCTGAAACCAGACATCGTTCCATGCCGTAGTACCACTATACGATGAGGCGCTACCCACCAAACACCCAAGGTATGATTGCATCGGCTCAAACCACTGTTGTTCCACTTCTGGTTCCGGCAACACAATTTCCGGCACCGGCCAATCCCAATCCGGTCTCCAATTAATCACAACCGGGTCTTGGTTCCACGTCAATTCCATCGCCTGGTAATCGGTGCTGTACTCCGCATACGGTTTTTTATACAATGAGTGGGGAATGTTCGGGTTGCTCTTGTAAACATACTGTGCGGGAACGATCCTCATAAAGTCCGGGTATTCCTGTGTATTTATATACGGCTTCTTAAACCGCGCCGATGTTTGGGTGTTTCCCGGACTCCGTATATTTGTTCGCTTTGCCAATTACTTTTCTTCCTCGGCGTAAAGCCACAGCGCCACGTCTTCCAGGTACATTGACTCACCCTTGGTGTTATTCCTAAACCGCAGGCCGATGTGATCCGACAGGGCGTCCATCACGAAACGCTCCCGCCGCGAGGCTTCGTTCTCGTTGGCCGCTATCATGCTCATCTCGATGGAGTCTTCCAGCACGTTGTTCAGGTACACATCAATCTCGACACTACCCGATGTTTGCGCTTTCACCCGAAGCGCCATTTCCCGCAGGAACATCACCCAGTTTTTGTGGCTCAACTCCATCGTGACATAGCCGTCAATGGCCGCACTAACATCGTTTACACCCGTGTTTAATTGATATACGGTTCCGTCATCCACACCGCCGCCCACCTGGATAATCGCCACATCTCCACTTGCGGCCTCTACCTCGGTGGCACAAGACAATCCCTGCCCAAGACTGTCAAAATACCAAGCATTATCTGTCAGGTCATAAACCAAAAATGTGTTCGGGGTGGTGGCGCTGGAACCCGTCACCAACCCGACTCTCAATATACTATAAGTAGAATCGTATGCAATCCAGTGTTCCTTTTCATACCCCGTGCGGATACACTCGCTTTCAAGCGGGTCGAAGTAGTTCTGAATATCGTCGGAAATTGCCCAAGCGGTCTTACCGTCTGTGCAAAAAACACCTTTTTGACTCAGGAAGTATGCGAGTGTTTTTATAGTCTCGTCCGTCCGTGTGCTTGTCAGAACACCGTCCACCACAACGGCGCTTTTGGCGGAAAACGTTCCAAGGTATGGGCTTATAATAAGCTTATCAAAATTATCCGGGTTGTCCCCCTCAAAAAGAGTCAAGCATCCCCCGTCGACACCCTTCTCCTCCTGCCAGACCATTAGTTCGTTATAGAACTTCTTCATACAGGTGATTTTATTCTTGCGCCCGTCTCCCGCCCGGCGATACCAGAAATCAGAACCGTTCAACATCATCGGCTCACCCGCCGCCGATACATAGATGTAGTGCGGTGCTTGGTTGAAAGAGTAAACGCCCCGCTCCTTCCACACGCCGTTGCAATAGCCGATGGTGCCGATGTCATTTATGTCGAAGTACGGCATTGTCTGGATGCCCACCTGAACATCGTCGTTCATCGCGGTTGATTCGCCGTGACTCGTTTTAAACCTGTACCAGTATGCGTGGTATTGGGACGTGTTCAGCGTCCTCGGTTGCGCGTCTTCCCTGTCGAATATAACCCACCCCGTGTTACTCACGCCGTTTGTGCCGTCTGTCAGCCCGGAGCAGTCGGCCCACGCGCTACCAGTCCAGTACTGGACCGCACCGATAGACGTGGATGCCGTCGTGTTGGGTTTTTCACCCACATCAATGTAGATTCCGCATATCTTATCCGCCGACGCAATATAGCAATAGTCCGTCCCCTCCCCGGAAGGAGCCATTGAGTCGAGTTCTACCGATTCTGCCGCGTAGGTCCTATACACATCTGCGCTGGCGTCATAGAACTGGACCTCGACAGCATCCACCGGCACACCGTCCCACACGTTCTGTAAGGCAGTCCAGTCGGCGTCAAACGTGACAGTACTGATCTCCACCTCGGCGTCCAGGCTGTTCCCATCGGCCAGCGTGAACCGATACCAGAAACCCGACTCCCCGAACAAGTAGTGCGGTATTTCATCCGATTGCGGCGTCCACTCCATTGTTCCGGTCTGTGCCAAAGTCGCCCCGCCGGAAGCTGTTCCATCCGTCATACTGGTGTCTGCCCACGCACCATTCCAGTAATGTATGCGCCCCGTCGCCGCCGCGCCGTTCCCCGCCGTAATCGTCCATGTCAAAGACTTGGCTGGAATATTTGTCCTAATGTAAACCGCTTCGTAATCATTGGTTAAATCCCCCATGCTATCCAAGACTGCAACGCTCGTGGAATCGGAATCGGACACCTCAATGGAGTAGTCTGTTCCACCGTCCGGCATAACATGTGCGGCATCCGACCCGACAAAGTACACAAACTTATATACCGGCGAGCTGTTGCCCGTGTAAATCTGGTGCTGGTCCACGCCATTGGAAAACAGCATGATGTCGTCCACCATGCTCCACGAAGCGGGGATGGCGCTGGCAGACCCCGTGAATACCTCAGACCCGAACGCGCCCGTTGTCACGGTGGGCGGGTTATTAGTAGCTTCCAGCACGCCACCGTCGCTCATTTGTGCGTAGAAGTGGCGTTCCGAGCGTCCGCCCGCGCTGTACTGGTACAGCGTCATCACCTTGTTACCGCCGTCCGCCGTGGTGTGTAGTTTGGCTTGCCCCTTGCGCTTCACGAACCCCGGATGCCGTGGCCGCATGTTCTGCACCATTGAATACTTGGCAAACGGCAAAAGGGGCTTCTCCCTGCGTGTGTCCGCCCCGCCCCGAAACTGCATATAAATCGGGGACTCAAGGTATTGGCTGTTAATGCTTTTCAGGTTAATCTTCGCCATTACACCGCGTCCAAATCTTCAATCCAGAAGTAAACCTGGTCTTTAAAGGGCAGGTCGGCCCCGTAAGAAGACGTGTATGTCCCTTCCAATGTCAGCACCCGTAGCACCTCACGCGCACCCTCCGGGATTGCCAAGTCATCGCCGGAAAGCACGATATCCTCAGACGAGGACGGAGACTCGATATTAACGTCAGCCCGGCTATTCACCGTCTCCCCCGCCGAGTTTGATAGCGTCCACGTCATAGTGGTGGGTGTTAAGGTGCTCCCGTCTTCATCGGTGAAGTCTACCGTAATGACAAACGTGCCGTTCTTTTTGGCCTTGGTCGAAAGGATGGTCGTTGCCATAGTCGCTATTCCAGCGTGAAGATACCGGATGATCCCCACTGTAGGGTGAATGTCCCGTTTGTTACAGACTGGCTCCCGCTAAAGTCGAATAGGCACACCAATAGGTCGCTGGCATGGGTGTCGTCGTATACCGCACCATAGGCCGCCGTAAACGTCGCCGATGTCCACGCCTCATCCGCCGCGTCAAACGTGACCTTAGTGCCCGATCTTGTCCATGTCACCGAGTCAAGCGTCCCGCCGCCGGCGGTGTATCCCGTACCACTGATTTCGTTCCCGGAAACACTGGAAGCCTTGGTGTGTGACGCGCTTGCGGAATACGACTTGTTTAAAAGCATTACCTTAAAAGTATCGTTATCCAGGTCAATACTTCCATCCGCCATGTATTCCTTGAACGAGTTGTAAATCATGTTCGCCATTTATTGTTCCTCCACATAAAACGTCGCTCTTGCTCTCTTGCCCATATACGAAGCCCCGGCGCGTTTCCCGGTAAACGACGCGGATGCCCTCTTGCCCGTAAAATTAAACCTCCCCAACTTGGCGGTTGTTACCTGTGACGTGGATGCCGCCTGAATCGCCAGCGTCAGTGTGCCCACGAGTGATAGCGCGAGATTGCAGTCGGCGTGGATGGTTGGTGCGTACTGCGCCAATGTGAGTGCTTGCGTTGACAACGCAAGGTTGCAGTCGGTCTTTATTGTGAGTGCGTTCTGAATCAGTGAAAGCGACTGTGTAGATAGCGGAATGGTTGTATCAACCCATTGACCGACACGGGCAAGCGCGTGTTGCGTTAGGGATAAAGATTGGGTTGATAAAGATAGCGTTACATCGTCGCTATATGGTGCGGCGGGTGGGGTAAAATTTGATGTCCACCGGGCGATGCCTTTGGATATGCGGATTTCGTCAAGATAGCCCGAAAACGGGTTGGTACCATTATCTTGTTCGCAGCCGATATTCAGTTTATGGGGCGTATAGGGCCATGATGTGAAATTATTAGTTGTTACACTTGTTCCCTCAGTTCCCCCGAGATATATTTTTACACTACCGGAATATCTAACTATCGCGATGTGGGTCCACGTGTTTTCTGTGACAGCACTACTGCTCTCTACGACAGTAACGTCCGCACCAGACACTTTTGCTACAACCTGAATGGTGTCATCTGATTGGAGTCGCACATACCAAAAGTTGTTTAGATCAACACTGTCTTTTCTCTGTGAAATAATATCCCTATTGGTGCCACCAAAATGATAAAGACAAAAATCAATCGTAAAATCGCCCGTACCAAAATCCCAATCGTTACTGTCTGGTAAACTTAACCAGTCATCACTTCCATCAAAATAAATACTGGAAGCACCAAACTTCTGCTGGTCGGTTTCATGGTGAACATCGCCGTTTTTCGTGATGGCGTGCGGGCAATTCGACCCGTTACCAGAATCGGTAAAGGTGGTATCTCCATCAGAATCATCAGAATGAATCAAAAGTACCGTATATGAATCGTTACCCGGCATTTAAAAATCCAACCTCGCCATTTGCGGAACGTAATTTCTTCGAATCGCCTTTGTCATTACGGCCCTGTGAAATATCTTTTCTATCACCATATCCACGGTATCCAGCTCGTTGTTCCTGTGTTTCGCAAACATGACTACTGCCGCGCGGAGTTTTTCATTAAACTCGTCGTTGTACGGCATGTCGTCATCTGTGGCTAACACCGTCGCCTTTTGGTTGTAATGTATGGTCAGGCCGTAGTCGTCGTCCGCCTGCCGGTCGAATACGATGTTTGTCCCTTCGTATGACCAGTAGTACGGAGGCCCGGTAGCGGCGTACTTCCTCAAGTAGTAGATGTAATCCAAGGATGTTTTTAAGACTTCGTTCTCGCCAACCCGCATTAACGTAGCCGATGCGTCCCCGGTACCCTCGTCCACGATCACGTCTTCGTTAATGGTCAGCTTATTATTGGAGCCCGCTCCGTCATCGCCTATGGAATATATGGAAAGCAATCCAATGTCGGACGTGTTGTTACTGGAAGACCCGGATATACCGATGGTATCGTTCGCCTCGAAGTAATCAGAGAAGTCCGTTGCGGTGGATATGATAGTGTCGCCCGATGCCGCAAAGGTCAGGTCGGAGCAAGTGACAAGTTTACTATCGTACCAGATGGAGCGGACGGAGGCGCACCGCGTGGGCATAGTGATTTTATTCTGCCCCGTGGATAGTGCCACACTAATAGCGTTCTGGTGTACCCAATCGGAATCCTTGGAAATCAAGATGCCGTCCAGGATTATCACGGCCCTGTTCAGGTATTCCAGAAGCTCAGCCGTTTCCATCTTCTGGCCCTTGTACTCCTTGAGGTCGTACCGGGCTGACGCAATTATTTGAGATGCCGTCGCCATTATTTAACCTTTTTTCATTTAATAACGCTGCGTATTAAATACACTCACTCAATACACACTGAATAAAATGCGGGAAGGGAGCCGGGTCTCCCTTGTCGGCCTGGGGGTAGCCTATCCCGCAAGGGAGTGGTTACGGCCGGACAACAAGCGCGTAAACATCAACAACACCGGAATTGATGTTTACGTCCGCCGTATCCGTTGTCGCCTTCAAGTCAATCGTGTCTGCCGAACCAAACACCAGCGGCCTTTTCGCAAGGGGGGCTTTGTCCACGATGATCTTGGCGGTAATCGGAGTGTCGTAAATTTTCAGCTCCGTGTCCGCCAAATTCATCATGCGAATCGTAACTATGTTCGCCCACGACACATGGCCCATGAACACCATGTCGGCAATATCGGTGTCGTCAGGAGTGACAACCACCGAGTCGTTAAAGGCCGCCCCATCAACCTCAACGTCAATCGCCTCCTGGTTCCCCTGCGTCAATAAGTATGGATACAGGTTGGTGTTTTGAACCAGCATTTGTTTCACGTTGCCGGTAGCGTCCAGCGGCATCCCGTTACCCCAATAGTCCACAACGGTTCCATACCCGACATCCACTGTTGAATTGGCCGGACACGCCGTAATCACGTCGAGCCATACGTTCAAAACCACGTCGCCCGCCTTGACGTGAAAAACCCGATGCACGTCCCCTTCCCCGGCATCAAGGCTCTGGGTTCCAAAGTACACCCGCCGCCTCCACACGTTTAACCGCTTTGTGGTCTCAAACTCCGGCTGACTAGCCATAAAGGTCTTGTAAATCATCCCTGTTCTCCTGCCTGTTGCGCTTTGCGCTTTTCACGCTCTTTTTCTACCAACTCCCTTACCCGAGCAGTGTACGACTCACACGCCTGCTCCTTGTTTTTCCTGATACTCTTGTCCTTCTCGGCGCACATGAACCGTCTGCACGTCTCGGGGCGATCATCGTATATTTTACAGGTGCCGTCTTGATTTAGATGCTGGCACGGGTCTTTCACCCGCATCATAATGGCACCGCCGTTTTCCATGTAAAACTTGTTCCCCCGAAATAAAAAATACTCAATTATTTCCATCGACAGCATCGTGACCGGGAACTCTACATACTCGCAACACTCGTAGCACTCCAAACACTTCTGCTGTTGATCTGTTAACTCACTGGTCATATACAGTCTCCTCTCCCCGGAATAGAGGATTGATTTCCTCGTACCCAAGCACAGTCCCCACTTCCGGCAACCCCACGCGCTTGGTCATCTGAAACCCTCGCAACGCCGCGTGGATGGTGTCCACCACTTCCGGCTCGATGTCGTGCTTCACCTTCGCCCTCGCGCGCATCAGGTCGCGCTTAATCTCGTTTAAATCCCCCTCGTGATACGTCATGGTCTTGGAATACAAATCTTCGACACCGATGTATTCCTGGACGGTCGGGTCCTGGTGCTTCCACGCCCACTCGATCCAGTGAGTATGAACCTGTGCCAACAGGATGTCCGGTTGCCCCACAATGTTTGGGGAATACGTGTCAATCACTTCGTCCAGTAGGTCATCCAGCTCGTGCTCCCGGCGCGTCATGGTCCACGCCACGGACGGCCCCTTTATCATCTCGTACTCCGTGCAGGCCCGCTTCAGGATAACCCCCACTTCCGGGCTGATATGCTCGTCAACAGCCTTGCGGACGGCTTCGTAGCACTCCCGCCCCTCATCCAGGCTATTGTTGTAAAAGTACCCCCCGTAAAGCCTTGGTGTGTAATACCGAAGTTCAATCCCACACTTGGACGGCCTGTCCAGACTTCGCTGAATATCCAACAGTTGAAACAACTCTTTTAGCGTTCTGGGGCCGACAACCACCTTCCAACACTCAAGGCACTTGGGGGGGACGTATCCGCACAAATTGAACTTGATATGGTGGTCCAACAGGCACTTCTTGCCGACCAGGTGCTTCACGTGGTGCCACGGTGTGTCCGTTGCCACAGCGGTATTGCTTCGCCTGTAAACCCCCTCGTAAGACAGGTAATACCCCGCCTGCCGCAATGGCTGGTTCAATAGTGATACGACGTCTTTTTTGCAGCACTTGTCGTAGTATGTGCCCTTCTTGACGTTCCTGTTTTGATAAATCGCCTTTTCAATAGGCAGCATTGTATTGCTCATACGCTTACCCCTCCCGGTGGGTTCGGGCAGGGGATTACTCCCCCGCCCGGTTGTTTAATCGTTGTAAGTGATTAATTTTATTACATTAATTACTCGGGAACACGCCATCCGGTCGCCGCCACCTCAAGCACGCCGGAGAACGCACCGTCTAGTGAAGATGCCGCGACGCCCGAAGCGCCCTTGCCCCCCAAGACCTGGAAGGTGATATACCCGCCATATGGGAAGTGCATCCCGTGCTGTTGGTCGCCCCCGCCGTCTGCCCAGCCGTGGTTCGCTCCGGCAATTCCGGTAGCGACATACCGCACGGAAGCCTTGGGGGAGGTTTCCGGGTCGCCCGGAAGCGCCAGGACGGAACTGGTGTGGATCTTGCTCTTTTCCAAAGTCGCCTTCCCGAGTCCGTCAGCGTCCGTAGAGGTGGACGCCAGGGACGCGCTCTTGTAGGCGATAAATCCCAGTCCGGCGGTTGCCGAAGACACGCTCTTGCTGTTGCAGTTATGGGTAACTCCGGCGGTTCCGCGAGGGGCGATCAGGTAAACGCCATCCACGACGGTCCTTTCGGGAACCTTCAACAGCTTGAGAACATTCATCACCTTGTTGGTCAGGGTCGGGGCCGTCACATTCCCAAAGTTGATCCGGTTCCGGGCCACAAACCCGCCAGGCCGGGGGGTCGCCTCGTTGACCGCGTCCGGGTTGACCGTAACGCTGGTCAGGTCATAGGTGGATGCGCTAGATGCAACAAAAGATACTTGAGCCATTTTCTTTCTCCTTCTGGGTTACGATCCCAATCAGGTTGTTAAATGCGGGGAGGCGCATACGATCAACCTCCCCGCCGTGGATTAGTGTTGTGCCGCGTAAGCGGTAAGCACCATCGCGCCGTAGTCTTTGGAATTGAAAACGCACTTCTTCATCCCAAAGATACAACCGACGGCAACGCCCTTCTTGTTTCCAGCATCCCTGCTGTACTCCGTCCAACTCATCGGAAGTTTCCCGTATGCCTTCTCATCCACCTTGTCATAGGCGGAGCCGACGGCGAACACGCCCGCCTGAGCACCCAACAGCAGATTACGCCGCACGTTGGAAACGGGGCTGTAAATCCGGTTGGATTCGTACAGGATCATGTTCCGGTAAACGCCGAGCGAATTGGTGAAAAGCGGGTTGGATTTTCCGCGATTCGCAGCGTACTTCTGGATGGTCTCCCAAGTGGTATAACTGGAAGACGCCACGTTCAGCCGAAGATCGGTGGCGCTGTAATCGTGGAGAACCACGATATACATTTCTTCGCCGTCGATCATCAGGGGCGGAACCATCGGGTCGATATTCTTGGCCTTCTCTTTGGCAAAGTCCAAATCGGCAAGAGCGATCTGGTCGTTGTTGCTGAGGTTGCCTTCGTCTGTGGCAATGGTTCCGGTATGGGACACATCCCCGCACACGATATAGTGATCGGAGTCAGGAGCGGTCCCAGACTGCCCATGGTTAATGGTGGTGTCGCCGCACAGGTAGCGGAACATATACTCGTCGTACTTCCGGGCGAACCAGGAAGACAGGTTCGCGCGGGCGTCCGTCCGAAGGTTGTGCAATGTCCGCTGTTGGCCCATGCGCCGCCAGGAATGAGCATTACGAAGCTGTTGGATATACACCGAATCCTGGTGATACGTCATTTCCTCTTCGTAATCCTCGATCTCATTGTCCCCAGTCACGCCAGCCCCGGAAGCCGCCATAAGCAGGTTGTAGTAGATCAGCTCGCCGGCAGACTTTTCCAGGTCGTCCTTGCGGACGATCACAGCGTTGGTGTCGTCGGCCTTCTTCCCGAGAAACTTATTGATATAAGTCTTCTCAAGAGATTCCTTAAAGGTTAAGGCCGAATAGATTTTTACCGCTTGTGCTGAACCAGATGCAAAGGTAGTATCAGCCATATTTTTGTTCCTCCGTTACGTTATGTATCGGCAACGGGTCAGATTCCTTCCTGCTCAAGTATGCGTTCCAGTTTTTCTCGTTCCGCAGGTGTCATCCGCATGATGTCTTCCGGTGTAATGTCCGGCAGATTATCTGCGGATATTTTATCTCCCACGGCCCCGACGTTTTTGACGCTGCCTGGTCCGGCGGGTTTCCGCATGGTGGCTTTCGCCTTCTTCGGGTCTATCGCCGGTGCGGTGTTCCCTTTTGTGCTACCGGCCCTGGCGAAAGAATCCACCGCACGGGCCAGGTCGTACTTGGAGTCATACGCCCGCACCGTTCGCTCAAAGTCCACACCGGGGAACATCTTTTGAAACTCTTGTTCCACCTGTGTTCCCGCTAAGGCTTCCAGAGCAACATTCGTCGGGATTTCTCCCGGAATACCAGCCGCCTCCTGCATGGCGATCACCTGTTGGTTAATCCAGTCCGCCGCCCGTTGCAGTTTCTGATACGCCTGCGGGTAAGACTCGTCTTTTGACACCACGTCCTGAACGATCCTGTTGAACGCCCGCTCCTGTTCGTAGTAGGCTCTGGTTTGATCCAGTTCCTCCCGAATCTCCTGAACGGGCTTGTCAATGTCCCCAAGGCTTTTCTTGAGAAACTCCTTAAAGATTTTCTCGTCCGTGACGATGTTTCCATCCTCGTCCACCTCGAATGGCAAATTGACAATCTTCTTCTGGTCGGACTTTTCTTCCCCCCCATCCGACTTCGCTCTCGCCTGTTGCAAAAGCTCCGTCAGTTGGGCGAAACGCCCGTCATGCTCCTGCCGCCGCCGACGCTCTTCCTGGATCGTTGTCAATAACCCACGGTTCGCGTTCTTTAGCTCGGCAAGCTCCGCCTTGAGTGATTCAATATCGCTCGGTGGTTCTTCTTCCCCTTCCGGTTCTTCTTCGCCACCGGCATCGTCACCTTCCGGCTCCGCAACCTTTTGAGCAGGCTCGGTTTCTTTTTCCGCAGCCTCTTCTTCTTTTTCCAGTTCTTCGAGTTCTTTTTCCAATTCCTCAGTTTCTTTGTCTTTCCCCATTTCCTTCTCCTTTCATCCGTAACGCCGACGACGCGTTCCCGGTGTTCCGCCCGATATTGCGGCGACCAATTTCCTTCCGCCCGTTACTGCGGCGACCATAAAACACAGAAAGCCCGACCAGGGCGGCCACTACTTATGACCACCCGGATCGGGCTTCCTGATACCTAAGTGATTAGGTCAGCAAGTACCCTTGCTGTTGGGTTTTAAATTAGTTGCAAAGGATTGCTTTACAACTGGTAGTAATTAGCTACCGATACTTACAATATCTGTTTAAGAAAGGGATATTTCTTTATTATTTTACTCCGGGTTTTTATTTTATCGATTCCACCTCTAAAGGGTATCCTTGGATTCGGGTCAAGTTTAATATAACTACTAACAAGCTGGTTGAAATCCTCCCGGGCTATTTTATTGGCCAGTGGTTCATTGGCAAGTTTATTATACAACCCCTTGGGCACCCCGGTCCCCCTTACAAAAACAGATACCCTGGGATCAGAAGGATTTGTATAACCCGCCATTTGCCTTAAATACTCTATATTGCTCATCTTGCCCAAGAATTTACTTGGCCTCATAATTTTCCTCTCCCTAAAATCTCATCCAGCTTATACACCCGCGTCCCACTTCTCTTGGTGTGGTACTTCGGGTCCCGCTTCCCAAAGATACGCTCCCACCCATCGCGGTACGCATCCTTCGTCACCCGCATGTCTTTAGCATAAAACATAGAAATCAATTTCTGCTCTTTCCACCCGGCCTTCCAAGCCATTATCTCACAACCTCCCGGCGCTGCACTTCAACCTTTTGTATGCCGCCCTGCCCCCAATGCACCACAAGTGTAACACTCCCGGTAAACCTTGAGGACGCTATCTCTGCGATGTAGCACCTGATAAAATCAAGCAGATCATGCGGTTTCATCGGCTTCTGCTTGCTGTGCTGTTCTTGCAAGGAAGTCAAGCTCCTGCCCCCTTCTCGTGGTAGCTAATTGTTCCTTCTCTATTTCGTGTCGGCGGACCGCCTTAATAGCGGACTGCTCGATCTTGGCGGAATCCACACTGGCGTCCAATCCGAGTTTGTCGGCATCGGTCTTCATCTTTGCCTGAATCTTGGCCATCTCAAGCTCGTACTGCTTCTGCGCCTGCTCCATCTGCGCCTGCTGTTGCTGCTGAATGTACTCGATCCAGTGTTGTTTCTTGCTTTCGCTGATGCTTAGGTTGTCAATCACAACCGTCGGGTCAACCGGGAACCCATACTGCAACATTTCGATATACGCCGCGTTTTCGAGCGCCTTCTTCGTCTGGCTTCCGGGCAACTCCTCAATGTCCACGTTGTATTGGATGTCTCCGAGTGCGGTCAGGTCGATGTTGGACACGTCAAAGTTCTGCCCGAGTATTTCCATAATCTGCGCCGGTTGCATCACATTGGCAATAATAGCCAGTATCCGCCGGTACACTTCTTCATCGTGTTTTTTAAAGTTCTTGTATAACGGCCTTAGAATTGTAACGCCCTGGCTCTGGCGCAACTGGAACACAACGCTCGATTGGTATGTATCTCCCGTGAATCCGTACAGATTTTCATTCAAGCCGG